TTAAGATTTAAATTGATATCATGGGTGGCACGAGGACAACCTTTTTGAACTGCTTCTAAGAGGTTGATGAGGTTACGCACTTAGCTTGCTCCTCCGCTAACAATCATGCTTTTGCGAATAGAACTCATGATTACTTGCCTTTGATGGGAGTCGTATATCTCGGTACCAGATGAGAGGGAGTTTGCGATAGATAGGTGTCATATGCCCGGTCAGCCGATGATCTACTGCTTGTCCCATCACCGACGTTATTTGGGACAAGCATATAGCCTATTGCTGCGGCTGCGGCTGCAAGCTGCTTAAGACCCATGCCTTCATCCAAAAGGTCAGCTTCCTCATCAAACCTAAATGAATTGTAAGAGTCTTCCTCGTCTTTCTTTGGACCACCGTATACTTTGTCGATGAAGTTAATAAAAGCACCCTGTTGCCTTGCACTGATGCCATACAATGACATCAATTCAGATCCTGATATCTCTCTATTTGGAAGACTTGCCCCTCTACTATCAGTATAGTTATTTCGTAAAATATTTAATATTTTCGTAACCAGAACGGACTCGGAGTCAGACCCGACATAATTGTTTAGATCATTTCCTAAATCTCTTAGATTGTAGGTTTCCTGCTTGCCTTCTTCCAAATTAGTTCCGGTTAGTTGAGGTTTTTCTTGAAGTTTCTTCATTACTTGTGATTTATAGTGCGGTACTTCTCTTTTTGACAAACCAGTAACAGCGGGTTTGCCATCAACTAGAACAGCCCAGCTGTGATCGTCATTCCCGCCCCATTTCTTAACCGTGATTCTTTTTTCGATTGGATCGGACGCCGCCTCTTGAACTTTCTTGCCTTCAGCAACTTTGCCTTGTGGCATACCATCTGTACTAACCTTAATCAGACTAGTTGCACCTAACCCTTTGGCTTTCTTTTTAGCTTCTTCTGGAGTTGCTGCTACAAAACGCTGGGTCTTTCCGTTAGTAAATCTCATTTCGTACTTTTGGCTTCTTGCTTCTCCAACACCGCCCCCTGCAATAACTCCGCCGGTCATCTCACGGACGTGTTTACCCTCAAGATACTGTCGAACTGAGTTTAGATAATCTGCTGCTTTAGTGATCTTAGCCTGTACCCAGCCTTCGAGTCCTTGATCTTCAGACACACCTTGAAGCATCTCAAACGTTTGCTTAGCATTCTTTGCTGCTTGGAATAAGTCACTACGAGCCATTTCAACTTCATGATCTCTACGATCATGATCGTGAGGAATGAATCCGCTCTTTAATCTATGCCCTTGTCCTGGCATGATGATCAATTCATCTTCGTCTAGGTGTGCTTCCTTGATGCCTTTAGCGTCTGGTGATAGTTTCCCGTTAAACATTTTTCTCACTGAAGCCTTGGTAAATCTGCCCTTAGAATCTAACTCGGCATCAAACTCATTTTTACTTTTCTTAGTTTTCGCACTTTCAAACATATTTCCTGTTCGATCTGTGGCCGAGCCCTGCAGGCGCCAGTCTGACCGAATCCACTTTTCGGCTTCGTTGAAGCCAGACCTAGTATTACTGAATTGCTTAACTTTGCCGGTTGGTAAAAACTTAACTTTAATGTGGGACTGCCTGCCTGTACTAGGATGTTCAAAACCCGTATATATGGCTACAACATTTCCATCATGTATGTACTTACCTGTGTTTACAGTTCCAGACCAGTGTGAAGTGTTCCCCGGGCTATACTCATGAGTCCATTCTTCTGACACACTTTTCTTACCAGTGAGCAAGCTACCTGCTTTTTGATTAGGATAGACGCCTTGGCCAACATTAGACCGTTTCAGTGGGTTCCCAGTCATTGGCTGTGCCACAGTTGCAACTGAGCCGGCTGTTGTACTTTCGTAAATATCGTTAATTTTCATTGATAAAATCCATCGTTATAGTGTATTTATCACTAGTTGCTTCGATTTACGGTTGTCCATCCAAGATATTGATTGTACCGAAATAGCCAAAAAGAGAGGGCTAACTTAGTTAACCCTCTCTATATTATAGAAACTTAGATTTCGTTTCCGTTTTCATCAATAATCTTGTAGCCCTTAGCTTTTTGTGCCTCAGCCCACATGGGACCAATTGAATTGAGTAGATAATCCTGATTTTCCTGACAGAACACGTATGAACCGGAATGTCTCAACAAGACTCGCTTGTCAACCCAAATCTTACCGCCTAAATCTCTATGGTTCTCGCAAAAAGTCCAATCCTCGGAATAATAACGATTTTGACGCACTGCGGTATCAAAGTACGTCTTCAAGTATTGATCATACATCGGGTCAAGACCAATGTCGTTCTTGTACTGCTTGACTGCTGGATGAGAATTCAGCTTACTGAATACATGCTTCTTCATAAGAAGGAAGCCAGTGCCTGCCTTTGATACTTCTTGTAAACCATCGGGGCCTTCTTCAGCGCCTTCGAATCCATTGACGACCCACTTGATTGGCATCGTCTTCATTGGGTAAAGTCCACCAATGACATCAACGTCACGATTTAGCAGAACGAGTAGATGCCAGGGTTCCCAACCAATATCAGCGTCCACGAAGAATAGGTGAGTTGCATCAGGCATTGCGAGAAACTTCGCAGTAAGCGTATTACGGGCGCGGCTAATGAGTGATTCATTAACCATAGTCTCAAGCGTCCAATCGATGCCTAACTGACGCGCAGTGTTAGCCCACTTGATGAAACTCATGAACGTAGATTCAGTCAACATGCCGCCGTAACATGGCATTGCGATGTGAACTTTTGTAGTACGTAGGAAGTCAACGTTAACTTGAATTTGACCTTCTTGCGGAGCTTGCTGTTGTTCTGTTGCTGCTTGATCAGCAATTTCTTGAATCTTTTCTACGGGAACAGTACGCTCTTCGCCGTTTGGTGCAGTAGTTGTAATCTTTGGTTTCTTAGCCATGAAGTCCTCTTCTGATGTAAGCTATACAGATATTTACATCAGAACGAGGGCGCGTATTTTTTTATTTGATAGAAAAGCATCATATTTACTGTGTTTTGGCTAGCCTAAGCCAATTATTAATTATCTTTCTTCTAAGTAATCATTGGTTGTGGTTCGATCAGCATCGATAACTTTTTTGATCGCAGCTTCTAGTTGTTCGCGGCTCGGGCTATATGGACTCACCTGCACAGAATTGACAAATGTATACATATCTGTAGTATCAGGAACCTTAGTATAGACTGCATAATTTACTTTACGAACATCGTCATCTTCATCGACTTCTTTAGACAGATAATAGTTATTGCCCAAATCTCTAACGATGTCGATATCTCTACCATCTTTGTAAATTGGTTCTCTTGTACTTTCACTCTCATAGATACGCTTATTGCGTTTGTGGAGTTGAGTTTTGGCTTCGCTCAATAAATGAACGAATTTTGCTTTTTGTGCAGGAGTCGCTTCGCTGATCAACGGTTTGATAGCAGCAATCAACCTACGAATGCTCTCAGTAACCTGCAGGTTATTGTCGAATGTTTGCTTCATCTTTTCTGCTGAATCTCCGTATAAGTCAGTTAAAATTCTCATTTTTTTCTTGGTATCGGCACCTGCATATGCTTTACGAATAGCACTTGCGTCACGCATTGTTTCCCCCGCGATAGGAAACTCGGCTACATCAGTTGATAACACATATGCATGTTTAGTCATCGGTTGTGGGTTTTGCATCGCTTTTGCTGAATAAGGTTGCATGTAAGGAGCAGAACCATCTTTCTTGGGCTTGAATGAGAAACGAGGATCTGGAGCGATGCCCATTGACGGGTCGCCCTCCATATCCTTTTTACTCACACCGAAAACTAGAATGGTATTATCAGTATCACCGCCACTCGATTCTACCTTATCTAAGTATTCCTTTGCCATATATGGATTACTAACTGCCATAATGTTCTTTGAAGGGATTCCCAAAGCAGAGGCCATCTTAGCACGATCTTGTGCTGAGAATGGACTCTTTGGCTGTTCTTGTTTAGCTGAGATAGCAAGATATGTATTCTCCAAACCAAACTTCTGCGCCAATTGCTTAAAGCTAGCTGCATGGCCTTTGTGCAGAGGATGGAATCTCCCGGGGTATACTGCTATCACATTCATTGACTAGTTCGTTTCTTTGCGTGCGTTCTTTTTTTCAGTGATCTCGTTGCGACGAGCCTTGCACAACTTAGCAAGTTCACCTAATGCCTTACGGGCACGAGTACCTGCTGCTGCATTGCCCTTATTGAACTTTTCATTTTCAGCGAGGAATGCCTCGAACTGTGCTTTGATATTGATTGTAGTTTCCATTGTAATTCTTTCTAATAGCTTATCTTTACAAAATTCACAGCGCCGCCTTGAAAACCTTCAATCTTCGCTCTGACATAAACAAAATTGCCTTCGACATTTGTGTACACCTTAGCATTAGACGCGATTTGCGGAAGTGAGTTTGCTGCTGCGTTGGCATTTGCCTCTAACTCATAGACTTTGAACCAATCCAAATCTACAGGCTGAGAAGCTAGTGTGGCTTCCAGTACAATGTTACCTGTACAGTTGGTCAAACTTATGTTGACCGTTTGCAGGTCTTTATTACCTAAATAATATGCCGCGGCGGGGCGTGAGTCGCCCGTTACAGTATACGGTGCTCCGTTACCCGGATTAACATATGCTGTTTGTGGCAATAATATTAGTGTGGTAGAAGCACTCATGCCTTTTCTCCACATAACCCACACGATATCGCAGCAGAATGCCAACTAACCATATAAGTACAGGATGTGAAAGACATTATGTACTAGCAACCTCTACAATCACGCCCGGACCTGCTAATTCCTGAGCCACTTGTTCCAATGCTAGTTGCGCATCTGCTGAAACAATATGTTGCGTTGCATCTTCGTCTTTTACAAGTTTTGATAACCTGATAACGATGGCTTCTTCTATCATTCTAGCCATATTAATACTCCAAATTATATAGAGTATTTATCTAATTAGGATGATTTCTTTTCTAATTTGTAGGTTTTACCCAAAACATTAGGAAACATCAGATGCATATAGGTTAACATAGATGGGTCGTCGTAATCAATGAAGTAATGATCATAAATCCAAAGATATTTATATCCCCAACTGCTTTGTGGATACAGACATCGAAGAAAAGGATTGTTGGGGCGTAATCCATCGGTTCGTTCTAGGTATTTTACAAACTCTGACCTAAACTCAGATTCTATCCGTGTCGTCTTAAGATAGGATCTAAACTTAGCAGGAGGAGTATTCTTAAATAATTTTACGCCATGTGTTACAACAGCTTCAGTTATGAGTGCAGAATTAGCCAATGATTGAAATTGTTCAACTAGTGCTAAATCGTTACTAAAGAAGGTGATACGGTCCCCTTCTATCCTGAACTTATTATTCTCTCGATGCAAATCAAGGAATATGCTGATTTTTTCCCGATCAGTGCGCGATACTGTATATATCTCTGGCAGACTGATGAGGTTTCCCAGCTGTATACTTTCTTGAACTCTGGGTGTCCGTACACTGACTTTATACTTAAATTTATTGTAGTAAAGGAAAGTCCGATCTTCAGTCTTGAATTTCAATGATGCCGTCATGACCAATCCTTGCGTTTTGTTTTTGCGTAACCTGGAAAACAATCTCGTCGTCTTCCAGAACTGCCATGATACTTGAATTCGCGATACGCTCAAAGAGAATCTTCTTTGAGAGGGGAACACGAATCAGTTCATCGATCTTACGAGCAAGCGGACGGGCGCCCATCTTACTATCGTATCCTTTAGCAGCCAGATAGTCAACTGCCGATTCGCTCAAGTTAAGAGTGATATTGTGCTTTTCGAGCAAGGGCTTCTTGACCTCATCGAGGAACTTGATAACGATCTTCTTGATAGCAAGCGTATCCAACTTATTGAACTTGCAAACCATATCAAGACGATTGCGGAACTCAGGTTTGAAGAACTGCTTGAGTGCTTTCTCATCTTCGTCGGTTTTTTCTAACGCACCGAAACCGATGTTATTGCGCTCATTGTCCGCTGAACCAAGGTTAGAAGTCATGATAATGATAGTGTTCTTACATGAGACTTCCTTACCGTTAGAACCGGTGATGCGTCCCTCATCCAAAATCTGCAAGAAGATGTTGAAGATATCGGGGTGAGCCTTTTCAACTTCGTCAAATAGCATAATCGAATGAGGGTTCTTGCTCAAGTCTGAAATCAAACGTCCACCCTGCACCTGTGAATCGCTGAAGCCCACATATCCCGGGGGAGGACCAATCAAGCCACTTACGCTGTGCTTCTCTCCGTATTCCGACATGTCATACTTGAGAAGCGGCATCTCTAAATTCTTAGAGAGCAGCTTAGCCAATTCTGTTTTACCCGTACCTGTAGGGCCCAAGAACAAGAAACTTGCGACGGGCTTCTTATCATTGCCGATACCAGCAAATGATACATAAACCCGTTCGAGGACCTTATCTACTGTCTCATCTTGGCCATAGAGCTTATCCTTGACATTTGCGTCAAGCTGATGAATACGATCAAGATTATCACCGGACATTTTGTCTGCCGGGACGCCAGTAAACTTTTCTACTTGATCATAAATCAACTGCTTAGTGATAATTACACCCTTGTTTTCGAGGACACGCTGTTTTGCACAAGCCGCATCAAGCAAGTCAATCGACTTGTCTGGATTCTTGCGGTCGTGAATATATCGATCGGCACTTTCGACTGCTGCTTCGATTGCCTCTTCGCTAATACTAACATTATGGAAATCATTTAGCCGGGTAGAAAGTCCACGAAGGATTCGAACAGTAGAATCATGCGAAGGTTCATCGATGGAAACACGATAGAATCGGCGCATCAACGCTCGATCCTTTTCGAACGATTCGTAGTATTCTTCCCAAGTCGTAGATGCGATCACCTTAAGGTTACCCTTAGTGATAGCGGGCTTGATCATATTAGAAAAGTCAACAGCTCCAGAAGTCGAGCCGCCAGCACCCTGCATGGTATGTGCTTCGTCGATGAATAGGATAGCCTTCTTCTTGACGGTAAGTGCCTGTAGTACGTGCTTTACCTTTTCTTCGAAGTCACCTCGATACTTAGATCCAGCAAGCAACGAACCGATCTCAAGAGAATATAGTTCATGATCTAGCAAGAAATCTGGAACTTCTTCGTTGACGATTGCGTTGGCGATACCTTCAGCGATGGCAGTCTTACCAACGCCCGGATCACCTACCATCAATACGTTAGCCTTGAATCGCTTTGCTAGGACATTGATGATGTCATCGATCTCTTTAGTACGACCGATCACAGGTTCTAGTTTCTCATTTCGCGCAAGCTGAGTTAGATTGATAGTATATTCTTCGAGAATCTCATCAGCTTGGATATCACTGATACCACTAGCATACTCGCCGCCTCGATAGTTCTTTTGCCAATGGGCGAGAAACTCTGCCTTACCGATGCCGTACTTGAGTAGGAAGTAATGTCCATGTGAATTACCTTCGCTAGCGATACTCATGAACAGGTCAATTGTAGCCACTTGCCGGCGGCCAGTAAACAAGACCTGTGTCACAGAACGGTTCATGACGCGTTCGAGTGTGTTAGTGCGTTTTGGCTGACTGGTTGGGTCTTTGGATTCAATCGCGTGTAAACCGTTAAGATACGCTTCGACTTCAGCAATTAGCATATCTGTGTCAGCATTAAAGCTGTTCAAGCACTTCCTAAAAGGAGAGTGAGTAATCAATGCAAGAAGCAAATGTTCTACTGTGCAATATTCATGGTTGCGTTGCTTAGCAGCTTCGATTGCTCGTTCAATGATGTTTTCGATTTCAGGTGAGGTCTGAATGGTACTTTTCCTTTACAAAACTATTTATTTTTACTGCGCTTGATACTATCAATTATATCAGTTTCTATATTATCAGGGATGTATGGCTTGAGCAATAGTATTTGGTCACCCATCGTCCCGTCACGAGAGGGCATGCCGTACCCGGGTACCCTAATATGCTGAGTAGGTTGCGTATAGGGTTTGATTGAAACCTCTATTGTTTTTCCATTAATGGTTTGAATTGAGACTTTATCGCCCACAATCAAGTCTAGAATAGAGATAGTCAGTTGCGAATATAGATCACTGCCTTTCCGTTCAAATCTATGATCAGGAGTGATCGCGAACTCAACAATTAGTGTTACATTGTTGATGATATTATCATATCGTATCGTGTCACCGTTGTCAACACCCGGAGGAATTTTTATGTTGATGACTTTCACTCCTTGGGGGGTACTAAGCTGTATTACGCTCTCGGTTCCAGTATATGCATCTACTAATGATACGCCAATTCGGGTGCGCATCACTTGTTGCTGTTGTGCGAATGGATTAGGTCTATTTCCAAAAATCTGTCCGAATAAATTTTCTAGATCATACGCATTGTTATACACTGAAAAGCCGTCGGCACCACTACTGAATGGATTGTATTGCTGTGGTTGAGGATTATCGTACCGCGAACGCTTGTCAACATCACTCAATATTTCATATGCATTACTGATTTCTTGGAACTTATTAATATCGCCGCCACGATCAGGGTGATGCTGCATCGCAAGTTTGCGAAATGCGCTTTTAATTTCTTCCTGAGTAGCGGTGCGAGATACGCCGAGTGTAGTGTAATGATCCATTATTGAACAATAGCAGATTAGTTAGTAGATGTCAATAATTATTTTACACTACCTACTTCGGTATTTAGGTTGACCACGCCCTGAATTTTTTCTTGAGTACGCCCGTATGCCGTAATACCGATCACCGCTCCCATGGCGATGTGGAAAAGCCCTGCACCTTGAAGACTGATTGGCTGCCACGGTGTAGTTACGCTTCCGTTACTTATAAGCTGCAATACTGACCACAGTATCGGAAACAAAATGAAGTCTGATATACATACCGACATGTACATATATGCCATTGCTGGCCGCCATTTCTTGTTGATCCACTCTTTGTTGTCATTCTCGACTAAAACATCTGCGTTTTGGGCAGCATTGTTGCCGGCTTGAGTTAATGCGGCGTTATTCAGGTTCATCATCTGATTTGCTTCCTCATTGCGTTGTTGTATTAGTCCAAAGAATTCTTTGTCATTTACCATTGAATCATAATGATTGTCATTACGAGCAATGATATCTAACCCTTCTCCTACTTCTTTGTTTGGTAACAAGTTAATCATATCACATTCCTGCCATTGCTTTTAGATTCTTAATATAAGTATCTTCTTCGTATGCTAGCCGAGTGGATTCTATTCCCGCAAGGTTTCTAACTTCATTTAATTCAGCGTTTTCGTCGTCTTCGGCTTCAGCTTCGGTCCTAGCTGCATATTCGTTTGGATTCAGAATCATGTTTTGACGGATGATTTCTTCATCAGCATCAAAATCGGCGCCTTCGATCTCAACGGTCCAGTCTCTCATCTTGATTCCAGTTAGTGGCTCTAACTCAGAAAGTAAACGAATGATTCTGCTTGGAACCTTTGATCTACGTTCGATTTCGACAAATACGAGATATTCACCGGGCTCGATTTCACCATCACTAACACTCGCGTCTAGTACGAACTCATAGCCTCTTTCGAACCAAGACACTAGGTCTTCGGCTGCAAGTTTAGACTTAATATTGAAAGTTAACGTAACAATATTCTTATCTTTGCCCATTTTGGCTGCATATTCATCGACAGTTATCTTGGGTTCTATCTGTCCCACCATATCCATATAGTCTAGGCTTTCATTTAGACGTATCATATTTTGCCTCAATTATATCTGCGTCATCTGGGCTATGGCAGAAGATTGTGCTTGGTCTGCCTGAGTATCTGGACCACTATTTTCAGATTTACCAGCAGCGGTATCTAAGTCTTCGTTGTACGCATCTTCAATCTCTGATAGATCGATAGTAGTGTCAGCGAGATCGATAGTACCTTCTTTGATGTCATCCATAAGTTCAAGTGGAACCTGAATCTCGACGAACCAGACCTTACGTTTATTCATCTTTGGATAGCGGGTACCTGGTACAAAATCTTCATAATCTTTTACTTCTACGGGAACGTTTATTTCGCTCTTTCCAAAGGTAACTTTACAGCCAATGTTAGTAAGTCTCAGTCCACCTCTTGGATCAGGCATTAGCTTGTGAGGCCACATGAAGATGCACTTGACAGAATACCTACCAAGCACGGGACCTTGAACAAGTTCACCGACAATCCAATTTTTGAACGCGTACACATCGGCTTCATCCAACACTCGTTCAAAATCCAATAGTATACTCATAGAGCCATCGCTCATGTAAACATTCTTGATGGTATCAACGATGCTTACGAAGTCAATATCATTAAAGAAGGTATTTGCTGGTAAACTTTTCATACACGTATTTATCTTTTTGGATTATTTACCGTAATTTTGGGTGTTCTTCCTGATATCAGATTATTATTTATCATCTAAAACTAATTTGCACTTGCTCATAGTTTACTCAGTTGAAGTGTTCTAAGTAACTTTGAGAGAAGAGTTCACCTCTCATGTATCAGTCATTAGGAGACACATGTGACAAAACGCAAAACTAGCGCACTAAGACAAAAAGACACTAGGTCACAAAGATATGGAGCCGAAAGTAAACCATTCGACACTAGAGAATCAAAAACTATCGACTTTAATCAAACCCTGCCCCGTAAGGCCAGAAAGCCCATCGAATTAATACCTCAGAGTATAAATCAGGAAAAATACATCATCGCATTGACCGACCCTGAAACCGATATCGTTATGGTCAGTGGTCCTGCGGGAACAGGCAAGACATATCTAGCAATGCTAGCTGCTATAAAAGCCATGAGACAAGGAGATTGCGAAAAAATACTATTAACCAGGCCTGCTGTTACAGTTGACGATGAGAAGCACGGGTTCTTACCCGGCGACTTAAACGAAAAAATGGAACCGTGGGTTAGACCTTTGTTCGACGTACTGAGAGAGTTCTATACTACAAGAGAACTCGACTATATGGTTGAAGAACAAGTAATTGAAGTTGCTCCGCTCGCCTTCTGTAGAGGACGCAACTTTAAGCACAGTTGGATCATTCTAGATGAAGCACAGAATGCAACACCTAGCCAGATGAAAATGCTAATGACTAGAATTGGTGAGGGCAGTAAGATAGTCATTACTGGTGACGTAGAGCAGACTGATCGTAGAACGCCCGATAATGGGTTATTAGACTTAAAGAATAGGATTCAGCAATACAATGTCCCAGGCTTGTCTGCCTGTGAATTTGATACACGAGATATTAGGAGACATAAAATCATTGAACATGTTTTGGAACTGTACTCTTAAAGAGCAACTGCCCTATTAAGACAAGTAACTAGGAGAGGAAACTCTCCTAGTTATATGTTTTTACTTACGCCTTGGCGTTGGCCTAGTAGTTTTAGGCTCTAGTGTTTTTTTTAGTCTTTCCCTATTCTTTGTGATAGGAGCTTCATTTTCTAGCTGAACGATCAAGTTAGGATAAATCTTATGATAGTACTCGCGCATCTTGTCGAAATCCGTATCATGTTCTTTACCTTCAATGATACACTTGACAATCTTTTTTTCAGCAAAATCTAGAATAACGTTGTTACTAGCAAGGTCTGAATCTCGGATTCGTTGCGAGGTTGATATCATCTCATCGATCTGCCCATTTATCTTCCGCAAAAACTTGATTAAAAGATATCTCACCAGTATTTTTCCACTTCCTCTGGATTATTATAGTTTACATAACGATCTGCTTCGTCATTCCAATGTCGATTGTCAACAAATGAGACATAGATGAATCTACGAAGCAACCCGATATCAAATACAAGCCCGGCATGTGACTTTCGAATAGAATATCTAAGACTTCCGCCGATGAGAGAATTACCCATCCTGCTGATTTGTATCTCTAATGTCTTGTTTTTAGTTATCGGCCAACTCTTATAGAAATAATCCTTGCTGTATTCAGGATCAAACTTGAACGGCCAATTTATGTATGCTGATAGATAAATCATTGTTATTCGATCTCATTATAATCATCCAGGATCAAGATAGCTGCTTGTATTGTACTTAGTGACTGTTCACACTGAGGGAGTTTTCCACCGGCGGCTGCAAATCCTGCAAACCAATATTGAAGTCTACGCAAGTCTTGTTGCTTAGCTTCAACAAAAGTTTGGTTATATTCTTTTTTCTTTTTAATCATGCTGTTAACTCCGCAAGTGTAGCTGCCAGACTAATTTCCGGGATACCCACTAGTGGTAAGTTAGCTAATCCGTTACGAATGATGATGATTGCTGCGTCTTTTTGTTCAGGAGACTTACCCCAAAGATCAATATTTTCGTACATCCAACGATACGTATCTTCAACCCTGGACGGATACAAAGAGATATATTGCATGAGTTGCTGGCGACCTTCAAGAATCTTACCTGTCTTGAACAGATCAGTGGCTGCGACGAGAATCTCATCTTCGCTATTTCCAATAGACTGGGGTGCCTTCAGTGTACCAGACTTAGAATTGTTCTGCAATTGATTGAGACACTTACGCAAATCTGGATATGCAGCACGGACGTAAGTATCGAGTGTATCTAGATCGAAATCTACGTTCTCTGTAACCAATACTGTTGCTGCACGAGCGGTAAACTCATTCAAATCAGGCTTTGCGATGTGAAACTTGAAACAACGAGATTCACGCAATGCAGGGATGATCTTGTGTTCATAGTTACAAGTCAGAATGAATCGCACTGACGAAGAATATGCTTCCATATCGTTACGCAACGCCGCTTGGAACGCGGGAGTCGTGTAGTCAGCTTCGTCTAGTAGCACGACTTTAAACTTGCCGAATGGCATGGTTTGAGCAAAGTTATTAATCTTATCCTTGACGATATCGACCCCGTTCTCACGTGACGCATTGATCTCAAGAACATCATATTCTTCGATTCCGAGTTCATGAATAAGAACTTTAGCAAGTGTAGTCTTGCCAGTACCCGGATCTCCTGACAGCAAAAGGTGAGGAATAGAGCCTTCTTCTATCCAACTCAATACCTGTTCTCGCTGACGATCATCTACGAACACGTAATCATCGACCGAACTCGGTCGATAGCGTTCAACCCAAAGGGCGTTTTTCATACTTGATTTCTTTCGTTGTCATCTGATTTACTATAAGTCAATTACGCCGGAAAGTCAATATCATTGATTGTTTTATATACCCTATAAAAAAGATAGGCGGAGATCAGGATTGCACCTAATGTCATAGGAATAATTTTCTTCTTCATGTTTCTATGCTACTTGCTGTATATTGAAAAGTCAATAATGGTCGTACCCATTATGTGACAAAAATCAGAGATGAACCGATGCCGTCGACGGTCACCAGGGCCATCAACCCCTCGGCTTAATTTCTCATCTCTGATATAATGTTACCTTAATATTCTTTGTCAGTCATCGTATAATCACTGACATATTCTTCACTTACTAATAAAATGTCGTTTGGATCTACCTTACGGATTACTTTCTCGCCTTCGTCGTCTTCGATAGTTTGTCCGCGACTCCAGCGACCGTGTGCTATCATAATATAATCACCTACTTTAACATCTTGCACGTCTGGGCCAACCGCATATACCTGAGCCCAGCGGGGACGAATCCCTGCACTTTTCATATCATCATCAAGGATAATAAGTCCTCCCCGACTGATGCGTTCTCTGAACTCCATCCCGTACACTAAGATAGTGTCTTTGATTGGATGTAGTTTGCTTAATTTAGTTCTAGTTATGTTAACTTTTTCAGCCATGTTTATTTAGTTTTCTTTGGTTCCGGGCGAACAAATTCCGGAGCTTCACTCGCCGGCTTGACTGTGAAGTTGAGTTTTTCTTCTGCTACTTTGAGTGCTTCGATTTCCAAATCTTCGTCTAACGTGTTCTCAAATTCCAATTCTTCGGGTAAAAGTTCTATCTTGGCTTCTGAACTGAGTTCAGGCTCGGCAGGTAAGTGATCAGGTTTCACTGTGTTATCTGCCTTAGTAGTGACAGTGCGGTGATACCCTTCTACAACTTTTTTGGTTACTGGAACAACGATCCTTCCCTGAGCATCAATAGTATCTCCTCTGGCGTTTACTTTCATGTTGCTTACCGCTCGAACTTGTTCATTCATATTAACAAGCCGACCCATGTCAACTGCTTTACCCAATGCTGTTCTATGTTTTGCCATATTATGCAACTCCTCTATATTATATTTATGTGCGAAAAACTACGATTATTTTAAAAATTCGTTGACATCTAATTGATAAAATAAAGAATTGATTTTATGTACCCCGATGAGGAAGAGTACAAAGCTGGCTACACTCGACCCTCGTCCCACGCCCCACACTAAGTTATTGGCTCTCATCGTATCTACAAGATACTTTAAGTAACGAAGGAGTATGAACATGTCTCGCTCTTGATAAAGAAGCAATTCTTCGCCAGCACGTTGCAACTCTGCTTCGGTTGAACACTGGTCTAAAACGAATTTGGCGATGTCGAAATTTTTATAATCATCAGGAATGAACCAAATTGATTGCTTTTCCTGATCAAACTCAGTGATAGATTGGTCGCTCGTTAGATACTGAATCATTTCAGGAGTGTTTTTCAAGTTTAATCTTGTATCAAACTGTATTGGTTCAGATACGAACACTCGCTTTAGCGTAGTATCAGGATCAGTCATATACACATCGATTAACTCATTTTCAGAGTAAATAAATTGTCCAAATTTATCTGTAATCATATAGTAACAATACATGATTTACCGCTAACTGTCAACCTATTTTTTAACTCTTTCTTTCCAAATTAATCCTAGCTCTACCCAGACTTTTTTAGCAAATAGGTTTACTATTTTGTCATTCGTGTCTTCGTTTTCGCTGACACTACCATCGGCTTGGTTCCACCAAGCCTTCTTGGTAAATGCACATTCTGCCACTTCAGACACAATATTATATTTTACTCCATCACTGAGTGACGATCCCAAAACCATATCAGTAATTTTTATTCGGCCTTCAGTGATCGCATTTAACTTCAGAAGCAACACCATGGCAAATATCTGGTCATGTGGATCATCTGGAAGTTCGCATACTTTTAAATTAGCATTCTTGTATAATTGAATTGCATCAGTATCCTTGTAATTTACGATTACTGAATTCTGCACAACGTCAGATAAGAAATATGTTATCCTATCCATAGCTACATTTTTTTCTCTAGCCGATTCGGTCTCGACTAGCATAGAAAGCACGATTTCATAGCTGTTAATGTGGTACTTATTTTCAAAATGTATCCCGGTTTGAAAATAAAAGTCTTTTTCAATTCGCATATTCATTGTTTATCCGACTGAATTTTGATTTTAGTATCTATCTTTTGTTTAACAAACAACTCGTCCATTTTTTTACTGAGTTGAGTGCGATAGCTTTCTAGTGCCATCTGTAGTTGTTGTATAAGGGCCGTATTACTAGTTCTATGTGCAAAACTTAGTTTTGTAGTAAGACCTGATATAGTTTCATGAAGTTCTTCGGTTGATTTGCTAGTTAAATCAGCTTGATTAATGAATGGATGTTCCATATTACCAAGCTGTCAGGCTAATGCGTTTCCAGATATCATTGCCGCCGGTATAACAAGTTGCAACGCAATTTCCGTTCGCAGTGGTCAATAGTACTTCAGGTCCGGCAATTCCATTAACTCTAGTACGGCTAACTGTAAGTTTACTATTACCCAAATCGTTAGACTTGACATAATAAACTACATTTCCTTCTAGTCCGCCGAACGTAGAGCCAGTAAAGATGATAGGTGAGTTTACTTCTAGGTAGGTTGTGTTTTCTAGTGTAATCAGATTAGTAGTTGCAGTTGTATTAGTAGTCTGTCTAGCATATGTAGTTGAGTTATATTTATTAGTCGCAACATATAGATATGATCCGGGATTGAGATACATATTACCCGAAGCATTAGCGAGTACTACCATACCGCCGCTTGGTGTAGAGGAGATGGTTATTGAGTTGGAATCTGCAACTTCTTTAATATAATATGTATTTCCAGGAAGAAGATTTGCTCCACCAAACGTATTTCCGGTAAATGTTAATGGCATGTCTCTATAGAAACCAGATGTATTAGCAACCGTCAACACATCGATTGCCCCGTTTATAGTTGTAGGTGTCGCCCACTGAGAAGTGCTGACTCTCCATAAAGAACCCGATCCGGATCCAGCAAGATTCTGCACTATCCAAGTATTTGCAGTGACTCCGGATCCTGAAAGAATCATGCCTTCTTGCACAACTCCGGATGTTTGCACTCCTACGTAAAGAACGGGGTTATTGGTCACCGCATCCACATAGATTCCCGTCTTGCCGTCGATTGGCCCGGAACTTACAGACTGGCTCTGATTCACTACCCACTTAGAGCCTGACCCTGACCCAGAGGTATATCCAGTGATGTATGTATTAGCTGCTGCCCCTGACAGTATCATTCCTATACTCACATTGCCAGTAGCTAGTGTACCTATAGTAAGTTCAGTACCAACGATGGTACTTCCGGTAGAGGTAAAAGTGTTTGCAGTTATGACAGTAGGGACATTAGCAGTTTGAGTTACCCGTATTTGACTAACTGAGGCACTTACTGCAACATCACCGTTAACGTCTCCCATCAATCCAGTGGGAGGCGGGTCACGAGTAATAATTTGAGCAGTCTGAAACGCTCTATTTACCGGGGAAACTGTGATAGTATTTCCGCAATCTAACGAACTGAATGTATATTCCATGATGCCAACATTGGCAGGAGCAGTAATCGTAGCAGTGTTGCCAATGTTGGCATAATTTTCAAGTATAGTCACTCCATAATTATTATTGGACGAGACACATGCACTTGGTAATGAAATAACAGCGGCAGTGTTAGATATTGTTAGTCTTAGTACAACATTGCTCTCGGTATTAGTAGGAGCCCAGCCGCCGAATTGTAAAGTAGTATTTCCAGTCACTGCACCATATTGTACATCAGCACGATTCACATCTACTAGGATCGTTCCGGATAGTGCGTTTCCTAGATTATAAGTTGTTGCCCTGAATCCACGTGTTGAGGCATTACTAATCAATGTATTTGCCATATCGTTATTCAAAGTGGTATTGTTAAGTGCTGCTTTAACTACGACTTTAGACTCTAGGTCAGTAAGTTCAGTTGCAGCCGTATTGATATTTGTTCTGATCGCAGCAAAATTATCACGGAATGGTTGAGAACTGTTGTTCTGTCCCGGTACCGGATAGTTTACGTTGATTCCGTTTGTGTTTATTTGGCTCATAATTCTCTATTTCCGTCTTCTATTTAGTACTGGGTGCGATCCGGTAAAATTGTTTTACGAGGAAAGAGGGCGTAAAAGTCGTTCGAGTCGAGCGGATCGGGGACAGGAGTGCCGCTAGGTAGGCCAGTCCAAGCTGCTGGATTAAGATTTTTATCATAGTTATACGTGATACTCTTGTTAACCGTAAATCTATCTATCCTGAAGTTGATCGTATTAAGAGTTTTTAATTGCCCCAAAGAGTCTTTCCATTGTGTTTCGATGTTATCCTTGATGATGTCGGCATATCCAGGTTTGGTATAAGCAATTACCCAAGCGGGAACGAATCCTGTAGTAGACCCATTTATTTGCTGACTGGTCATCCAAACGGGAAGTATACTAGCATTGTAGTCTTGGCCTAATTCTTGACCAACGCGAAATCGCATGTCAGGGAGAGAATTCGGATATAGTATCCTAGCATAGCCGGGCGAAAGACTAGTATAATATAGACTTCCGTCTGTAGCAGATACATAACTAGTGAATGTATTAGTCACGCTTGTGTACCATGGTCCTAGATTTAATGGAATAAATCTAGGCCAGTAAATTTCTTCTGGTACACTTACTCCGTCTGGATTAACTAAGTTGTCAACAATCGTACTATACACGACTTCATATATAACGTTGCCATTCGCATCACGTGCAATAGCAGTTTTTAATTCACCTAGTGTGATATTTCTCCAGTAATGATTCTTAGTAATGGCAGCAACATATTCATCGAAGCTACTAGCATAAATGCCATATGCATGTTCATATATGACACTAGTTGCTTTACCGAAATAAGGATCATTGGGACGATACAAATAATCATCAGGAATCAAAATGTTGTCTTCTAGCAAGGACGCAATGAGATATCGATCTTCTATACTAGGTGAACATTTGATATACAGTGTATCGGTTGGTTGATTGAATTCTTGGAATACTGACAAAGTGAATTCTCTTGTCGATTTGATGACTGGATAATCAGATGAGAATGCTTCAATCGTGAAAGTGAAGTCTGTGATCGTGGCCAAAGATAAGAGAGCAGTCGTGGGTTGATATGCAACTACACCCGAGATTTCACCGTTATCTAATAATACAAGATTAGGAGGAAGTTCACCTTCTATCACTCTATATGTCAGTGGCACGTCAGAGGTTGCTGAAACGTTGAGCAGACTGATTGATCCATTGTTGATTTGTCCCAAATCATTCGTTGTGGTCCATATTATTTCACCTGAAAGGCCATTGCTTACTTTTAGCGAGAAATTTACAGTAGGAGTAGAGATTGTTGGGTTCGTAGCTTTTCTCACTGAAACACTGAAATAATATTCGCTGATGCTGTTGTCTGCGATAACAGGATTACCAGTAAGCCATCCAGTCTCGGGGTCTCCAGTTAACCATTCGGGCAAATCTGAGAAAGCGTATTCAAGTGTATTTCCATCAAAATCGTGACCCATCATTCTGAATGAGAAATAATTTTCGCTCGCTGCCTGTCCTGCATATGCAGGCGTTGTCAACGGATATGTAACTCCTGGAGTTACCGTACCTATAGGTGGCAACAAATAGTATCTATAGTTCTCTTGATCTGCTGATATGTCATAGGTAGGTGGCCTGATATTATATAGTGTAGGCACCCGTGAATTAGGCGGATAACCCGGGCCGCCAAAACTTACCGGAGCATTTTGATTTATTACTGTGATAGCATAAGAAGTAGTGTCTTGACCTAAAGGGCTTTCTAGATTTAAAATGACCGAATATGTCTGTATGGTTGGCTGCCCTACTTCTACTCCGGGCAAGGTAACTGTCATGTTTCCGACTGAGTTACTCAACGGGTATACAGGGCCGTCTACCGTAGTTGATATCGTAAACGTAGTTTCATTTAGGATTGACTTGATGTAATACGTTTGTCCAAGAGTTACACCGCCGAATACTGAACCGCTAAATTTGACTGGTCTACCTATAGAAAAGTCAGCCGTGCTAAACCCAATAATATTATTAGAACTAATTGTAGTCGCAGAGGTAACTACTGTGGGTAAAGTAACATTAAGTAAAGGAGGAGCAGCATATCCTCTGATAATCCCAGATGTGTTTATCTCTATGCCTGGTGGTAATTGTCCCTGAACTACTCTGATGACGACCGGATTCGTTGGAACTGGATTAGTATATCCTACTTGCAGTTCTACCCAGGTGCTATCATTTACTACAACGGGACCGATCGAATCTACAAATTGAGGACCCGACACGCCAGACACCTCCATAGAAAATGTTCTGTCTCTAATATTTTGTAGATTGTCAGTTGCTCGAACTACGAAATAATATGTAGTATTGGCTGTTACTAATCCGGGCGTTCCAGAAATCAATCCGGCTTCATTCATCGTCACCCCTAGAGGTAAATTTCCGCTAATAATAGCATATGACACAGTGGTCGCAGGTAATACTGCCTGCGCTTGCAGTTGAAATGTGGTAGCCATTTCTACATTAGAAGGATATGAACCTATACTACCTGCAATTGTGATCCAATTGGGCTGTGCCATACTATTCCTTATTAGCTCAATGCTGCTAAAGCGAGGGCATAATGGTGCTTTCTATCTGCAAGCCCGATCGTTCCTCCGTTGATGCGTCTAGTAAGCCCAATGAAGTCGCCTTTATCAGCATAAATATTTAACTTATTTACATTCCAGAACCAACCCGCTGATGCCACCGCACCGTGCGGTGTTTCTATATATGCAATTGCTTCATCTATCGTTTTGTTAATTGACAATGCAAATCTTGTATAATTTTGTCTTCCGGTTAACTGAATGAGGCCGCGGCCGCGGAACTTATATCCATCGCCCGAAGATTCAGGACCATTGCTCATGCGATTTGCATAGACCTTATTGGCGATCTTCGCTGGTTTTTTCGCGTAAGGTACTGCCGATTCTACTGTAGGGAAATATTTCCTGAAGGTTTTATTCAATCCTGCAACTGAGTAGTTTAAATTTTCTCTAGTGACGTTAAAGCCACCAGATTCATGTGCTGTCTGTGCTAAGAATGCCGCTATTCGTCGTGAATTTTCAAACAAACCAAAATATTCACCAATGGTGTTCAGTGGCTCGACGTATTTGGCTAAGACTACTTCTTTTGTTCTCGGGCAGATATCTTTTAATAACGTGAGGGTTATCTTGTTCATGTCTGTGCCTTATGGGTTGCCTTGACCGCGACTAGGTTTAAAGCTTCGGCGCGTCTGCTTATTCATAGTACTGAATTTTATTGATGATGGGTTTCCGCCAATGGTAGTTTTACCCTTCGTTTGATTTGAAAAACTGATTTTATTTCCACCGGATGAGCCGATATTTGATTTAGCCATTAGTAATTCCTTTCTTAAGCGTATGTTGCGCCGACTGAGTACCACTGAGTAGTAGTAGGGGCGACGAATTGCAGTGTTGCACCGGCAGTGTGAGTAAATGCCGCATTAGTTGCAAGACTATTGATTGCTGCACCGGATGCTGGATAGACGAGCATTGCATTCGCAGTCGAGTTAGTGATAGTAAGTACCATACCAGCAACTGCCGTCGGCAAAACGATTCCATTTGCAGTAGACGGAACACTGCTGATGAGATTAAGTTCTTTGTTGATTGCCGTAGCAGTACCTTGGGTAGTTCCTGCTGCTGCGATACCTGTTCCTACTGACCGAATAAGATAAGCAGATGCAATCACGTTTGAACCCGAAATGTTGGCTGACACCCCCAACGTGCCGGTGATGTTAGCACCAGTTGAGGTAGCAATGATTCTTGCTCCGCCCACAGCATTGATAGTTACGTTAGCATTCGCTGTAATAGTTACGTTCGAGTTGCCGTTCTGCAATAATCCACTGTTGATGGTAGTGATGTTGCCTGTAGTAAAGATCGCCGTAGTAGCACCGATGTTGCCAACATTAGCATTACCGGTAACACTCAGTACTCCTGCCGTTGTTAGATTGCCACCGCTAACGTTTCCGGTAACGGTGAGAAGATTAGTAGATTTGTTAAATGTCAACCCTGATGTAGCGTTTGCGTTACCGGTGTCATTAAATATTACCTGAGTATTTGAACCCGGAGCAGTCAACGTACCGCTAATGTTACCTGTTACGTTACCTACAAATGTCGTTGCTATAATAGCACCGTTTGCTAAGTTTGCACTAATAGCCGTATTAAATACTGCACTTGAGTTACCGTTTGCACTTGATGTAGTAAAGGTTGGATAAACCGTAGTTGCACTTGATGAGTTTTGCAATAATGCTGCTGCGTTTGTTGCGGCGCCGGCAGTAGCCACGCTTAGATTTGCTACCTGTGTAGTTGAAGTCACTACGAATGGGGCAGTACCAGTTGCTATGTTAGAGATGAGTTGCGGGGCAGTTACGTTTGCAGTTGCACGTAATTGCTCAGCAGCTAAGAATTGGCCAATATTCGCGCTGCCTGACACGCCAAATGTACCGGTGACGTTAGCCCCATCCGAACCCACCACGAATCTTGGTACGCCCACAGCCCAGAATGTAATACTGCTGTTTGGAGCGATATTTATATTTGAGTTGCCGTTCTGCAACAGACCACTGTTGATAGTAGTGATGTTTCCTGTAGTAAAGATCGCCGTAGTAGCACCGATATTGCCGACGTTAGCATTACCGGTCGCTCTTAACGTGCCAGCAACGTTTGCACCAGTACCAGTTACAACAACAATATTGGCATTCCCTGCCGCACTGATGTTGACATTGCCATTTGCTGCGGGAATAGTAACATTCGAATTGCCGTTAACTACTGAACCAGAAGTAGCAACATTGAGATTGGCTACTTGCGTGGTTGAAGTAACAGATAATGGAGCAGTACCAGTTGCTATATTAGAAATGTATCTAGTGGCCGTCAATACACCAGTTGCATTTAAGTTGCCTACATTAGCATTGCCGTTTAAAGTTAGTAATTTGGTAGAATCATTGTATGTGAAATCGGGGTCGCCGTCTAATAGATTGGTGTTGTTGTATTGAATAGTCGAGTTGGAACCGCCTGCACCAACACTATTGCCGGCAATCGCAAACGATACGGCTCGGCCGCCCTCTTGATAAACAGCGGCCGATAAACTAGTAGCGGTTGATAGTACTACTATGTTTCCAGCTACTCCATTGGCTAGCAATTCACTAGATACTGTCATCGTAGTAGTACTAGGTGTAGATTTTACATAATACGTTACGTTAGGAAGCAATCCTGTTAGATTGCCACCCGAATTAGCTGCGATATTTCCAGTAAATCTGACTGGGGCATTGACCGTCAACAGTGCTTGTACGTTTGCTGCAACTGTAATAAGATTAGTGTTTACCGTAGTAGCACTTACAGTTGTATAGCCATATGCAGTGTACGCAGATGAATTTGCAGGAGTAGTTAGAGAAGAATCAGTATATAGCGAAAAAGTATTAGAAGTCAACACGTTGGCATAATAAGAATTACCATTTAACTGGGTCATCCCCACTGCATTAGTAATCGTAATTGCAGCGCCATCGGTGAAAAAATTGTCTTGTGTAGTGGTGACTACTGCAGGGTTAGCTTTCGTTACATTTTGAATATAGGCTACAATGGTTGACTTAGGAGTCCAAGATAGATTTCCTAGACCGTCTGTTTCTAGCACGTATCCAATGCCGCCGCCTTCGATATTAACATTTGACACGTTTCCCAGCGTGATCAAGCCGCCTGCATTGCCGCCGCGATTGACCCAATTCGAGCCATCGTACACGAGAGCTTGCCCGTTCGCTAGTGTTACTGGATTTATATTTAAGTTGCCTATCGCACCTGTGATTTGACTAAAACTTATATTCGAATAAGCAGTCATCACTTCGATATTTTCGTTAGGTGTAGTTTTACCGATAAAAAGTCGTTTGGTATCGGTTGCCCATCCTAATTCGGCTTCAGCTAACTGCGGTAAGTCAACTTGATTGCCTGATCGATGCTGTATCCTAGAGATTTGCAAGATGGCCATTATAAATTATCCTCTTTATAAGACCGAATTCGTTTCCCGTCAATAGACAGTAGTTCTATACTATCGTTTTCTAGCGTATTTTTTTCAAAATTTTCTTTGCCGTGAGTGTTGACGGCATTGGGTAGAGCCTTGACAGCCCCCAAATAGGATCGGAGATTATTAGCATCTTTGCCAATAAAACACTTACCTAATAAATTATTGGTGGTTTTGTAAACGATCATACGTATAACCTAATCCTTGATTATACGTATTTATCTCAAGTGGGACGAAACCCTTAAACGAATTTAGAATAGTATTGTTCTAATCGCTTATACCACATATCCTGATACTTATCGTATTCATTACCTTCGATAACGAACTCGATGTACTGTGGTTTAGTCCAAACGTTGTTTATTAGTTCTGGCTTGACGCACATAAAGATAACGCCTTTACGTATCTTGGTATTGTACACTTCATTATGTGCAGTTCCATATGCAGCAGTCTGAACAAAGTAGTCGTCGATCCATTCGCGCTTCTTTACTTTGTTTGATTGTTTATGATCCATGATAGCTTCTGCACCGGCATGTATTCCGCACAAATCAGTAGTGCCTGCATAAACTTCGGGAAAATATAATGCAACTTCAGTACCCCAATATTCGTCGCAGTTTACTAATCCATGTTCGATGATCTGGGTTGCCATCAGATGGCTTTGCTGACTATATGGATTACTGCCCGGTGAACCAGGGTCATCATCTTTGATGTAGTTTTCGATCCACTTGTGCATCCTAGTTCCTCGATTGGCAGCTTCTGTAGTGATCTCTATTGCTCTCTTATGACCTACATTGTTTCGCCAATTCTGTAGAGCTTGTTTAGATTCCTCAGATTTTGTTGCCTCTAAGATAGTCGTTACACTAGGAACTTTGTTGCCGTCGGGAGTGAGATACCGACGCTTGCCGTCGACTTCTACCTTCTCCATCGCAGCGTATGGAAATTTGCTAATTAGTGCCATTTAAATGGTGAAACTTTCTCCGCAACCACAATAATCGGTTGCATTGGGGTTTATAAAGCTAAACTTCGAATCGAAGTTTTTCTGTACGTAATCTATGATTGTTCCGGTCAAGTACTCGACTGATTTAGGATCAACAAACAAGACAAATCCATTTTGAGCAAGCGCAATGTCTGTGCTTGTTGCAACCTCGACGTAATCTAGTACGTAAGATAATCCAGAACATCCGGTAGTTTTCACACTGACTCTGATGCCTATACCAGAGTCATGCTTCGATAGATGTTGTTTGATTTTTTCTTCGGCGTGGCTAGTTAATGTAATCATTTATTCTATAGTATAGATCAAATTATTGCAAAAGTCAAGTTTTATTTCATTGCTCTTTTAGCCATTTTAGCGACTGTTTTGTTAGCGTCACTGTCGGGTAATGTCGGAGCAGGTGCTCCCTGCTGTCCTTTAAATACTATTGCGTCTCCTTGAATGTTCTTAATCAGGTCCTTTAAAGGAGGAACCTTGATCATTCCATACAAGTCTTCGACATCAAGAATAACGTCGTAATTTTGAAAATAGTTTAATAGGTCGTCTACGGTATAATCGTCTCCGAGTTCACCGTCTTTGAGATCCTGTGCTAATTGATTAGTCAATACTATGATCTTATCAACGACAGTTCGGTCTTGATCTAGTTCAAAAAGAAGCATTTGATTATCGCTTCATTCTTCCTACGTTGCCCATCGAATCATTTGGTTCTTCTGGGCTACCTAGATCAGGCATCGGAGGAAGTTCTTCCTCTGCAGGAGCTTCGTCGTCCAAATCAAAATCTATATCTACTTCTTCGTCCCCCATACCAGGTTCGCTTCCGAATTCGTTCATGTTGCCTTGACCAGTTAGGCCGTTAAGTGCATCTGTCATTGCGGTTTTTGCTGCCTGAAGTGCAGCGTTAAGTGTCGTCAACGCGCCATATGCCTGTTGGTTGTATGCATCGCTTTCGGTAACTCCGATTTCAGATTGAATCGAGTCAATGATGGCAGGTAATTCTTTGACGAGCATATCATTAACATCTTCATAATACTTCTGAATCGAGTCGACCATGTCTTGTGCAGCAAGAATAACTTGTGATCTATTTACTTCTTCGTTTTCGAATACGATACGAGGAGTCTTAGCTGTCCTCAAGTGCTGAGATAGTACTTGTTCCATAAACTTCAACTTCAGATAAGTTGGATCGTTCAGGGCTGTATGAAATTTAGGTGATCTTCTAGATTCGTTGATGAGGCTATTTACTTTGTTAAGCATTACACGAGTCTTTGCTCGGTCTAAGTTAGATACATCAAAATTCATAGCAAAAGACTCGTGCAATGCTCTGGCTGCAACGTTCTTTTTGTCAAAATCATTTAGTTTCATGAGTGGTACTCTTCCCGTGTTGATATAGTATTTATCACACCTAGTCTAAAAAGTTGGGCGTTTGAGTTTTTTAAACCTAGTAGACTGGATGTACTTACAGCTATTTATATAATAGGTGAGTTCGTTGAGAATACCTCTACGTTTGGTCCTGTCTTGTTGAAGTTTCACGGTGTATATGAATTTGGACTCAGTAGTATTGGACATCTTGATCAAACGTTTGTGTATGGCGATCTCAGTTTCGATGCTGCATAGTTTCAAATCTAACATTTCGAACTTTTCTGCTTCTCGATATTTACGTTCGTTGTGTAACACACACCAGATAGTCGCATTCCTAAGCGTAGCGAACTCAATTGGTTTTGGCATGACGTTGGACTTTACTCTATAGTAGCCAGACTCTGCAAGAACAATGATATATTTTCCATATAGCTCATAGGTTCCTTTTTTGTCATACGTGATGATTATATGCTTAAGATCAGAGCTAAGTTCTGACATAAAAAAATGATCGAGTTTTATCGCATTGTGCATTATACTACCTCAAAATAGATGTTCTTTAACTCGTCTGAAGTGTCCAAAAATGCAGGTAGCGTATCTTCTTGCCCATTGCATCTTATCATCGGTACGCCGTCGCAGTCCTTATACAACGCTCCTAACGGAACAATTCCATTCTCGAAAACATTAGAATGCTGTACTTCAAATTCAAATTTCCAATAGTGTCTGGGGCTGTTTCTATATAAAACCCCAAACTTCTCAAATTCTGCTTCGTGAATGCTTATCTTATTTGGCATTTTAATTACTTCGGGCTGTGAACGCAATGATATAACTTGCAATAAAGTATCAAAATTACATTGCGTATTACGCCGGTGCATCCAGTTGTCAATATCATCCGGGGTAGGTTTACTTCTATTCATTACTCCGGTATGTGTAATATCAAACAGTGTAAGGCAACTGATGCGATGTGACATAGATATATTTAGAGCATAAAAAAACCCGAGAATAAATTATTCTCGGGTTTTCGGTTTTATGTCTAGCTAAGCTTAGTTAGTGAAGGTTGCAGTCGCAAGACCAGTTGTAGTGTTGGCAACTGAAGCGGCAGTAAGTGCAGCATTGACTGCTGCAACAACGTTAGCATTTGCACCATAAGTAGCGTCAACTGTAGCCCAAACGCCGACTGGATAAACAGCGAATGCTATAGTATCAGGACCAGCAGTAGTAAACTCATACATATAGATAGTTGCTTTTTGCTGAACAGTCTGAACGATGACGTTTACTTGTGTTGTGCTGAATGCACTAGTAGAAGCTGCAACGATAGTGAAGAATTCGAGCTTTGGGCCCTGTGGCTGGACAGATGCAGCCGATGTAACAGCGTTAACACCAGTGTTGGTGTATGCTGGGGAGTCCATATTCATTACTGGCTTGAAGTCGCCGTTTGTACGTGTGAATTGTGCCATATCAATATTCCTTTAAAAAAGTGAGTTCATTGACTCATAATGATATTTATGCCTAATGTAAAAAAAATCGGATTTGGGTATGATTTACCTTTGAACCGCACGATTGGCCGCAGTAAATCCGCTACGATTTACAAGTTTGATATCTCCTTGTGGATCCGCGATGACATATCCTTCACCACCTTCTTGACCTGCAGTCGTAGCTTTGATACTACTACTCTTATCGAGTTGTGCGATGATGCCATTCTTTACATTCATAATGCCTGCAACCAATGTCCATAGTGCTTGCCAGCCTGTAAGATTATCAGATATATGCTGGATTATTTTAGCTTGCTTGACTGTACTTACTTTACTGGATGCTAACCACTGCTGGAAATCAGCGCCTATGTTAGCTAGACCCGTGTCTACTTTACTATTCACGTAAGTATAGAGTATGTTAGCAAAATCACTTATCTTCTTTTCACGCAACTCACTATCATCCAACAACATATCGATATCGCGCCCATGTGTACGAGCGATTGACATCAGTTTGTTAGTTGCGTTGATATCTACCTGCGGTGGTTGTTCTACTGTTACTGGAGGAACTACTAATAATTCTCCGCTACGCAACACTTTACCGTCCGTTAACGGGCTTTCGTTGCCCATATCGTCAATCTGACGATGAATCACTACACCTACTTTAGATTGACCTATCTGTTTGCCTAATGTAGTGTTGATCGGAACATAATATTCTACTACATTAGGTTTGAACGCGTAATGGCCATTCACTATCGGTGGAGTATTGAAGTACAACAGGTCACCCTTGAAATAACCTCTATAATCTCGCGGAACCGCTCTAGCGAATACATCGAAAACGTTCTGCATATTCGTAGCGAAGTTCACATAACTAGGATTCTCTCTGTTCTTGCCACCTGAACGGTTCAAGAACATGTTCTTTAAGTCTTTGCCTGATTTAGCTTTGCCATCATATCCTCTGGCAGTAAACCCGCTTTTGTCAGTAAATATGAATTCACCATTGTCATCTCTACCAAAAATAACAGCGGGACTTCCATCCCACTTGACAGTAGTAGCTTTATTGCCACCTTTCTCCATGTTGATTAGACTTTGGATGGCACGAACTGCACCTTTACTACCTTCCCAAAAGAGTATATCTTCCGCATGCTGGATTCTAGCTGATTCTGCTAGGATACGCGACTCACCGAGAATCTCTCTAATCTTCATAATATGGTATCCAGTAATATCCTAAACCATTCGGTAGACCCTATCTTCGCTTCAGATAATCCAGATTTGATGTCATCCGGAACGCCCGCGTCTTTGATCACTGAGTTGTTGGCGAAATCTTTTAGTATTTTATTGACTAGTTCAGGTGGATAATTCTTGTCCATTGCCTTATGTAATGTCTCATATGAATATAAGTCATCTGCATTATCAAGCTTAAGTACTCTGGCGATCTCGTCTGGATTCTTGTAGGGACCATCGATGATCTTGTTGATATTTTTCTTTGTGTACCCGTCTCCCTTTTTGTTAGGTTCGGGTGTTCTTTTGACACGGACTAATCCATCTGCTGAACTCCACATATAACGCTCAGATTGCAGTGATCTACCGTCTGGTATCTTTTCTTCAGAATCTTTGCGATCAAGAAATGCAGCGATTGTCGAAATCAAAATATTTCTGTAGACACCTTTATATTTCGAGTCTTTCTCATGGGGAGCGTGGTAGAATGTCTTCATCCAACCTGGATCGCCGGGCATAAAATCAACTTGAACAAATCCCGTTCGTGACTTTCCTGGCGCTTCTTTCTCGGGATCATACCCAGAAATCTTAACTTTAGTCATGATCACTGAACTTTTAGCAAGTTCCATGATCTCAGGAATAGACTTTAGTTTCTCAACAAAGGCAGGAATATCATCTGGCTTGATATCGATGGCGACATCGATATCACCCGAGAACTGTTTCTTGCCGACACTACCCAGAGTGTTATTACGCAAATCGATGCCTAATACTTTTTCCAATGATTTAAGAGTAGGTTCGATCTCACTAATATGAATCGCACCGACGCCGGGCATCGAGCCGCCTTCTGTAAGCATAATTTATCCTGTGATGTTGACTGGCTTTAAAGCTCTAACTAATTCATTATAAGCTTGGGGGTTGCTATTGCTCAAGTTATCGAGGTCAGATTTAAGCTCTTCCACGGATGCGAGTTCTTGTTGTTGAGCTTTTTTGAATTCCGGTGGGGCGCCCGCTGGCGTTCTTCCGACATTAACACTTATTAATGCTAGTCCAATTCTTGCTAAAGTCGTGAGATTTTCTTTTACGTTCCTGGGATATTCATCCTGTAATTTGTTGAGATTTTGTTGAACAACTGCTCTGCTCGATTCCCAATTTACCCCCTTCATATACAAAGTAAACCAATCCATCATAAAATCACTGATTGTTCTTAGCTTTGCTTGTTCGTTGATATTAATAATGCTTTCAAAGACATGATTCATCTTGTCATACCTCGATTCGGATGTAATTGGTGGATTACTAGTGGTAGTTGATTTTGCAGTTGGGTCAATCAACCCTCCCAAGATTCCATTGCTCAATGAAGTTGCTGCATCTCCTACAAAATCTTTGATGAAAATATCCTGAATCATCTGAGACTTGATTGTGGTTCCAGGCTGACCTTTACTTCTAAATGCAGCAGCACCTACGTCTCCGATTATGTTGGGTAATCCTATTTCATTAATTTTCATTTTTCTTCCTCAAGCTTTTGGAAAATCTTGCTTGATCTTTGCCTCGGATAGCACTAAGCAATTTCTTTTCGAGTAGTTCTGCTTTTTCAGGAGAATAATTACGCTGCATTAGTTCTATCAAGTTGATAGCACTCGTGATAATATTAGATGCACGAGATTCGATCACGTGATTGATATCACGAGTCTCGCTATACGACTGCAACTCCTCGAGGAGGCTTTTTGTTTTTTTCTGCATTGAGAGTAAAATCCTACTAACAGTATTTATTCGAAAGAAACAAAATCATTTCTTAAGGGAATTTAATAGAGATTTTAATTTTGCGCTTTGAATGTCAGGAACTACTCGTTTTTCTTCAATGGATGGATGTGATATATCTATATTCGTCCCGACAGTGCTAGTATTCTTGATCTGACTCATGATCTGGCTTGCACTAGGCGGTGGCTTGCTATCACCTTCTGGGTCTTCATCAGTAATACGCATAGTCTCGATGTTATATTCTAAGTCAATCTTTTGACCTACGCCAGTCGAACTACGAGATTTCATACATTGGATCTGATATTTGCCGCGTTCGCGCATCGAACGAGAAGTAAAGATACCAAATACATTGTCAGCAGTATTGATCTTTGAGATACCTCCTGCGATGTGACTGTGGTCGAACTCGATCTCTTCAACCGCTGAACGATTCAATTGCGACGCAGTTACCATGAGAACGCCTAGTTCTTTCGCTAGGTTTCTAAGTTCTTCTGACACATACTTATCCTTGATAAACTGATCATTAGGATTGACTTTCACGCTGACCGGCATGACAAGATCGAGGTAGTCGATCATCACGAAGTCTACCTTGATTCCGGTCTGAATCTGAACTTCTTTGAGATAGCTACGAATGTCGTTTACAGTGCTTTGCGCCGGCATACCCTTAACCCGATACTTACCGGACTTCTTGCCCATCATCACGACCTTCAAGCCAGTCGTTTCGATGTCCTTACGAATGTCTCTCGTACTCATGCTGGTCAACATCGCATCTGTGCGCAACGAAGTCAGTTCTTCTGATAGTTCGAGACTGACATACACGCCGCTGAGGCCTCTCTGTAGCCAGTTTAACGCGATGTTCATCATGACAAGTGACTTACCAGAACCAGAACCACCTGCGAATATGTTTAACTCTCCGCGACTAAATCCACCATACAACAACCGATCCATCTGAGGCCAGCCAGTGCTGACTTGTCCGCCTGCGTTGAAATACTTATGGATGCGCTGTTTGGGATCAGCAAAGTAATCAGTGCCCATATCGCGTTGGAGGCTGATCTGAACTGCGTCTTTGATCAGTTTCTCGACTGGATCGAATTCTCCCTTCTCAAGCATGTCGGCTGCTTTGAGGATAGCTCGTTCAAGCTCCTGACGTTTTGTGAATGATTCAAATTCTTCCAAGAACCAATCGTAGTGCCCCTCATCTAGTTCAGGGATAGTATCGATAGTTGTTCCGGTCGTTGCTTTGATCTGCAAAGGATCAGGCATCACGCTATACTTTGTAGAATGTTCTACTATGAATTCTGCAACGGGTCGAAGAGTACGATCAAAATTTGCTGGATTCATGATATTCATAACACGAGTATAAAGTTCCGCATTCGTAACCATCATTCTCAAGAATAGTTCTTGCACATCTGCGTTAAAGTTTTTTATCATGTTTTCTTTTCGCCATTTCTACTTTGATTTTACTGGTTGTCGCATTTTGTAAGATAGATAAAAGTGTCGGTAGTTTACCATATTTTAGTACGGCATCATTCACATCTTTTACTTCTGAACCCCAGGCTGGAATAGATACTTGAAACCCGAACTCTAATGCTTGCTCGCATATCAGTAATCCTGTTTTATCCTGATCAGGGACGACAATGACTCGTCTATTAAGTTTACGTATAAGTCCTGCTTGTTCTTCACTAATTGTGTTGTGTGTAAGTGCTAATGCGTTAAGAGACAGTGCATCGAATATGCCTTCAACTACAATACATACTTCCCAGTTTGGTTTCTGTAAATCATATCCAAATACAAAACCAGATTGTTGATCTTTAATAAATTTGGGTGCGCGGTTATCAAGATAACGACTAGTGTGTCCCACTATCTTATTCTTGTATGTATAGGGAATGATGATTCTATTATTATTTCTTCCATGGTCATCTGGAGTAACCATGAACGGATAATCCGTAGCTTTCAGTCCCCTACTGTTGACATAATCTACGAATCGTTTATGCTTTGGATTATTCTCGTCTAATAGTTCAGCTACAGGAAGCTGAACTTCATCGAATTTGAGATTAAATTTTTGTTTGGTCTCGGTAACGTATTCGATCAAGTCCTTATGTCGTAGATTTTCTAGATTCCATCTGGTAATCTGACTCTCGTCGACACCCAACCAACCAAGAAACTGTTTGGTTGGAAACGAAAATTGTCTACCTAATATAAAGCTACACTTAAAATCACAGTTGAAACAATGAAAAGACCAGTTGTCACCGTTTTGTTTGATGCCACCTCGCATTCTTTTGTCAACATTATGTCCGCGATGATGACAGCAGGGAGCGTTGAAGCTATACCAGCCATCTTGTGTACGCTTTTTCTTGCCTTGAATAAGGGTTAGGACATCAAACATAATCTATCGTAGCATATTTGATATAAAAATCAAGTATTACGGTTATGTTATCTAGCCAAAATCTTTGTAACTTCACCTGAGTCAGATTCGAATACCATTCTCACGAATGGATGATAGCCCCTGATAGTATATCCAACCGTGTCACTCGTATTGGCGTAGTAATCATCAGTTATCGGGTACCACTCAGAGTCTGGCTGACAGGATCCTTCAATGAGAACATTGCCGTTGTATTCGTTGAATGTGGTTTGGATCGTGAGTATTGGATTATCCTGAGTATTGATCACGCTGCTATAGTATGCGCGGGCATTGGCTGGCAATGTCCACTCGGTTTGATTATTGAGATTAGGGAAAGGTTGACCAGTTGGAATGGTAATGTTGGATGACGGCACGAACGACGGGAGCACCGAGTCAACTACATTCAACACCCCGCGAGCTCCTGCATTCTGATCTACGAATACCGGATAGTTAAATGCGCCAACGGGAATCTCCAATGAATAATAACATTTCTGTGCAGGAATGTCCTCGACTTCTGCGGCATTAAGTTCAAGTGCTGCGATTCCAGTCAATGCTAATTGTAAACTAAGAGCTTTCTGGATAAGAACTTCAGTGCCATCATAGTTGATAACCCTACAGATGATCTCTTTACCAGTAATGTCAATTGGTTTTTGCTGCTGATCCAAAAACTGGAATTGTATCTGATTATCCACCCCTCTGTTTAGTACGAGGGGCTTGCTATACTGCGGCATGTATTTCCTCACTGAGTTTCCTAATAGGAGTACCACGATCTGTCTTTGAAAATAATAGAATACTGACGTTGCGTACACGAGATGCTCCTTAGTATCTATATTTATGCCCTATAATATGAAAATATTAACTTTGGAAATTTTGGTGTAAATATACTTTAGCATGAATACACCCGATTTTTTTAAGAAACTAAACGAAAATTACCCGTTTATAACGGTCTGTTCCTATGCCCAGCAAGACTATGTTGGTATTATTCAGAATCGAGATTACATGGTCACTACAATGTATGACTATGGTTCATTGGTTCTCCCTGAACTAAGAACAAAATTCTTAGAATTAGGTGAAGTCTGGTGGTGGGAATCAAATAGAACGATTCCCATTAACATGTTCTTAAAAGAAGAATGGGGTATCTTTAAACCTTATATTCGTACTTTTAATAATAAGAGCTTAGATATCGTCTATGGCCCGGTCGTTAGCATGACCGATTTCATGAAAAAGCGAGCAAAGCGCAAAAGCGTCATGTTCATTAAACGGATGCCTTGATTACTTTTGCTAAGTTTTTCTTGCGTTTCTCTTTGGCTATCTTGATACAAGTTCCCGGCCCTTTGATCGAACGTGATTCCTAGCAGGTGATCAAACTCGTGCAGCTTCTGTCAAAAGATTAAGATGAACCACAACCAGCATTGCGTAGGCAAGGCTATGCGAACGCTTAAAATGGTAGCCAGTATCATCTTTATCCCAGACTGTTTCGTTGATCTCTTTCCAAGACTTGTTTAATAGATGTCGTTTTGCAGGTCTGATTACTGCTAGAAACATCGCTAGTCTAGGAATAGAATCTATGGGTTCCGGCATTCGTCTGATTGTATTATATTGATTACCTAGGTGTATCAGTTGCTCGACAACTTTCCTATTTTTCAACATTGACCAATCTGGTTCTTGCATCAAGCTAATCAGATGTTCTTCATCACGAACTAGATTGTAGACGTGAACATTTAGTAAATCTAGTTTAAAATATCCGCGATCTTCAGCTTCCTTGTAGTCGATAGACGCCATGTCATAAATAGGATCATACGGTATACTAGTGAGGTATACCCCAGATGCATGTTTCCTGATAGGATTTACGTTTCTCATCGACGCAGGAATATATTTGATCAAGCTAAGTATCTTGTCACGGTCGCCTGTGTCAATATCAACGTCTGAATCAATTCTCATCTATTTCCATTTCAATAGAAACAAAACATATAACTTTTCATCAACAATGTCAAACTTATCGGTAATCATACCGTCAACGATATGTATCCTAAGACCATAGTTTCGTTCTAAGTGAGTGCTGAAGTTGGCAAGATCGAAATTTTCGAGTAAGTCTTCGTCGATAGCCTTGACAAGGACTTTCCTGATCATGTTCCAATAGTCCTGTCGTTTCTTGCGAAACTCGATATCAGGATCATCTGAGTCAAAGTCTTCGATGTTATTAGGAACATTCATTCTCATCACTTGAGGTGAATAAAACCTGCATTATAGAGTTTTTGATATGCACGCTGAACTACAATCGCTTGATGTTCCGCATCTTCTACTGCTTTGTGCGAGGTAACATGCCCGCCGTCCTTGAGACTGACACCTGCAATATCATATATCGTGCGACAATCTCGAATGGCCCAAAACTGCCAGGGTACACGCATCTCTAGGTCTTTGAAGGCCGACTCTGCGATCATGATGTCAAATACAGAACCATTGGACCAGATATTCTTTTTGTTCCAACAGAACTTGTAAAGTTGTTCCATACATTCACGATAGCTAATACGATCACGGTCGCCCATCGCTTCATTGATGGCTTCGGAACTCTGTTCACTCCACCAACGCAGGGTATCATCACTTATAGTGCGATTATATACATCGGTCTGCTCATCTATCGTAGGACGAAGTTCTAGGCGCTCAATAACACCAGAACCCATTGGGTCAAACAGTACCGCACCGATAGTGAGAATAACAGTTGACGTAGCTGTGTCAAGCGTTTCCATGTCTAGCATGATGGCAGTAGCCATATAAAATTCACCTTTCTTTTTAGTATATCATCATAATACACGATGATTTAGTGGATGTCAAGTACAAATAAATCTATTCGCACAATTTATAGTGGGTATATGTCTTTTCATCTAATATGATGTAGCCAGGTACTTTGAACCAATTGCCAAGATATCTCGGTTCCTTGTAATGGTCACGACACCAATGCTCTAGCTTTCCGGCGGTTCTAGATATACGTTCCGATCCGATCGGAATGCGAATGAACAGTCTGTCTTCCCAGACACCATCTACATCAATCTTCTTCTTGATCTTCTGCGTCTGGGGCACTGCATCAATTATTTCATCTTGATAAGAAGTTAACCCCATACTAGTCTGAACCATATAAAATCTCTCTCATATCTAAACTTAACTTTCCATATTCCGTCAACAAATCCCCACCTACTGTGTTTCTCGCAACTGTCGATTTGGTTATATAACCAGTCGAGCATATCAGTATAGTAAACATGACCGTTTGGATCAAATATCACGGCTGTTTCGTACCAGCCCGGATTAGTATTTTCCCAACCTTTACTGCTGTCGTAGTTTGCCAGCTGCTGATCTTGCATCAAGCCCACCTCAATTTAAAAAGCATGGCATGTTTTTTTTCTTTAAACCAAAAACTAATGTCAGATTCATGATGGCACTCCCAAACAATACGTTTAGTAGTATGGTTGTATCCGGAGTTCCCGAATGTCATATGGCACCAAGTGACCATCTTGAGTAGTTCAGAGAAAGAATACATGATTGGATTGGCACAATAGCTGGGATAGTCGGGCATCTTACGCTGCACCGATATAATTTGTATCGTTCGAGCTACAGGTTCAACCTTGTCCATTATTTCATCAACAAAAATATTATATATTTGGATTCATCTACGATTTCAAACTCTCTGTCTGGCCAGCTTATTAACTGCATTCCCCATTTTGGTTCTAAAATCTGATTGACATAATCATTGCTTATGCCGATCTGTTTCCAATCATATCCTGATTCCAACATCCAAAATACTAGATCATTAAACACAGTTGAACTCAACGTAAACCGTTTGCTGTATGCCATGCTTAATAACCTGCTGCTGCTAATAGTTCCTTTACCTGGACAACGATAACTGAATCGCGCCTAAACTTTATAGCCCATTGCTCTGGATTGATATAGTCTAGGATCATCTTCTGTTGCGATTCGTCTAAGTCTTCGATCAATTTGATGCCACTCTCGCTGTGAAACAACATCCAAGGACTGATCTTTCCGGCAGTGATAGCATAGACTAGTCTGTTTCGATTTGCATAGCGTAGGCAGTCTTTCGTTTCGATTCCTGTTGCTTTTGCAAGCTCAATCGTGTTCTCAATACTACGAGCAATAGCATCCATTGGATCTTCGTCCTTTAGATGTTGAATGAGAAACTTAGTGTAGTTTGCATCACTGCACCAGCTATCAATCTTGATATCATTTTTTAATAACCAATCAGCATACCTGTTAACATTTAGACACTTTATGTTGACGCAATAATGCCCAAACTTAACAAACGCTAGGTAATATGCAGACTTAGTAAAGTCTAGATAGGTCTTAGGTTTCTTTGTTGCAGTATTCTTTGCGTAAAACCTGATCCAAGATTGGAATCCTATGCGATTGCCTGGCAAGTCTTTGTCCTGCCACCGCCTTTTAGATTCACATAAATGTTTGCCCATTGTAGTTTCGCGCTGGAAACCTCTTCCACAGAACTCACAACTAAAATCGCTCTTAGTTGCCGGAATCTTTTTCATACTGTTCAATGTCTTCATCTGTGATAAGGTCGCCTAACAACTCGATTTCATCATACTTTAAACTAGGATACTTATTAGCAAGATACATCCTTTTGCGATGAGAGTCTACGTAGACCTCGCTAATGAGGGCGATATCGTTTTCTCCGACTTTTGGATAAATCTTCTTGAAATATTCCTTGATCTCTTTGACTTTTGGAGATTCTTTTAGTTTACTGACACGGTCTTTGATCTGCGGAATCCATTGATGAAACTGTTTACCTATTCCTGGGCTTGCAGCACACAACATCAACCACACTAAGTGCGGATGCTTCTGTACATTTTCGTTAAATAGATACTTATTGGCATGGTAGTCCGTGCTTCGAAGATAATAAGATTGGGTATCTTTATTACCTTTGATAGTACTCATCCACTGCACTAGTATATAAAAACTAATACCTTTTTTTTGGGTCTCGCTTAGATTTTTATAATAGTTGTAATCTTTACGATCTAGGGCAGCAAGAACATCAAACAAGTTGACAGCCTGGTCTGCTAGTTGAAGTTCTGCTGGTAGTTTTTCTTTTGCCATTCTTACATTGCTTGAGGATGAGGAAGTACTAGGTGTTTATTGTTGTATGATATCACATAAATCGACGCATCCATAATACTATTGTACCAATGATTAGCACAATCAGCCCGAACCTTGTCGATAGCTTCTTCTAGTTTATAATCCGGGATCGTCAACTCAGCAATAAGAAACTGTTGTCTAACGATAGATTGTCCCACAGGAGAACGGTGTAGCCGATGAAAATAATGAACTTTGTCCGTCGTGTCTGGTTCTAGCTGTATTCTTGCGACTGGAACATCGGCAAATGGATGTGGCTTCTTCATGCTTTTAATGACTCTAATGTAATGATATGAGCTATAGCAGTTCCTAAATCTTCTTCCCGATTAACCAATGTCAGCGTGGTGCCATCGGAATCTGCATGTCGTCTTCGCAACGAATGTTCTACTACATATCCCCCGTTTGCTGGATAAATTGCAAAACTAATCGAGGATTTAGCATCTATGTAGAGTTTAGGTTCTTGCCTCTTCGAATTCAGTGCGTAAATATGATTTTCGTTTTTTTTATTAAGCAGTTTGCTAAACCATTTCATTTTCATTTTCCTTTTCTACTTTTCCAAGCCAGGCGTCGCTTAGACCTATTGGGCCGGCTACGGTTGACAACTCTCCCAATTCTTCTAGCTCTTGGTCATCATAGATTATACTAGTTACTAGGTCCCAGCCGTCAATACTACTCATTTGAAATGTCAACCTGTTAGGATTAAAACTATCTGCGTCGAACTCATAGCTTTGGAAAAACCCTTTCTCCTGCAACTGTATAGCGATGTGGGTATCCCCATCTTCAAGCAATTCATCCGTAAAGAATTCTTCTACTGATTCGAATGTCGCACCGATATTAGATAACACCGAAGACCCTATGTTATCTAGGATCACTTCATCACTTCGTGTCACCGTCACGTAAAGAGAATCTACAGGTACTCCGTATTCATGTACGATATAGGCGCCTTCGGTCCATTCACCAGGCTCAAAAGGACGGATATCTTCTGGAATAACAACATCTTCATTTTCAGTGAAGAAGTCTTCGTTCCAAACATAGTCAGCTATGTCCAGTGAATCATCGATGAAGCGATTGTAAAATTCGCGATTGACTTTGCCGATTAGAGCTTCTCCGCCGCAGCCGGTAATTTCGATTCTATACTTCATGCGTATCTCTCCTCTTGTAAGATGTCTTGCGTAACGTGATTTTTATATTTGGATACATCGTTCTAATCACCCCGTTGATATCCGAATGCTTGTGTTGCTTTTGAAACTTCGCTACTACTTCTAAATTAACCATTATTGTGTCCTGTTATTACTATCGTTGTGTTATTAGAATATGTCACCAAGCATTCCCGTAATCTACGACTTCACAGTTTCTGCTGATTTCTTTTACAAAGTAAACGCAACGAGGTTTAGGGGTATCATCTAACGGGACACACAAAAATTGTCCGTTCTTAAGCCTAGGCGCATACCAAGTGACATCAGAATATATGTCGAGAATTTCGATCGGTTGAAACGTGGGGGCAAATGACGATAGGGGGTTGAACTCAAACGCATTGAATCCCCTGTCATTCAGACTAGAAAGAGGAAGTGTTTCTAAGTCTCCGTGTTCCTGTTCACCAATAAGAACTTGCCAATCAACCGGCATCTTGATTGTTCTATTTCCGATCTTTAGCACGAGTGCAGGAGAATTGAATGACTCTAGAAAGATCAATGGAATGTAATGATAATCCACATTCGACGGTACGGAGTTATCTAGAATCGCAAACCTCAAGTCGTCTACTTCTTCGGGAAGGGTCTCTAGATCATAGTATTGATTTTCTAACGTTAAGATGCGCAGGGTTTTTCTCCAATATGTCTTTTCATATTATTATCATATCATTTCTGTTATAAAAAGTCAACACATTAATAGTCCAATTTAAAAAAGATCAATACTCTAACTTTTCTACAGAGGTAGGATACTGTGCATCCTTGTAGAAAGCTTTTCTTTGAGTAAGGTGCCTTTTTGCAAACTTACAGGTTGAGGTGATGTCCCAAATTTGCACAAAATCTTTGTCTGATGCCTTACGAAGTCCTCGGCCGATCGATTGAATAACTCGGACAAATGATTTGCCTGGTTCGATTAGTACTACATTGAACAGTCTAGGAACATTAATACCTACTGCCGCTACGCCGTAAGTGCAGATTAATATCTTATCGTCACTGATGGCAATTTCATCATATTCTTCTTTCCTTTCAGTAAGCTTAGTGCTGCCGTTAACAACCACTGAATTAGATAATCTACTAGCAAGCTCTTTGCCCGCATTGACTCGATCAACTAGAACTAATGTATTTCCTGTCTCGTTTACCTTTTGAATCAATTCCGCTATCTTGTCTAGTCGATTAGAATCTTCCAATAGATATTTCAATTCAGATTGATAGTTTGTAAATTCTACTTTATCCTTAAGTTGAACGATGTTCACGTGACATCTAGCAAGGACACCCCTGTCTTGCAATTCACTTGCTGCCAACTTACTAGTGACTGGACCCAACGAAACTAGGATAGACATCTGATCCATCGGTTCTTTGGGAATCGTACCTGTTAGACCCCAGCGAATGGGGATATTACTGAATACACCAGTTAGCATTGTCTTAAGTACCTCAGCTTTAGCTTGGTGCACTTCATCAACCATAACACAGACAATATCTTCAAAGAAAAATTCATCGGATTCTTCTTCTCCTGCATCTGCTTTGTTTTTGAAAAGGTTATTTAGCGACTGCCAAGTACAAATAGTATGTGTCTTACCATAATCCTTACGATCACCGAAATACACTCCTACGTCAAGTCCTAGATTGATATAATCTGCTTCTGTCTGTACCACTAGGCTCTTGTTAGGGACGATCACAAGAGAACGTCCTAGATGCTCTACAGACTTAGATAGAGCAGCAGTCACAAGAGTCTTGCCCGCCCCAGTCGCGGCCTCTTGAAGTGATTGAGTGTTCTCCAAGAAATTGTTTACGATCTCAATCTGGTAATCGCGCAATATTACGGGTTGACCTGCGCGTTCGTGACCTTCAGGCCACGAGATACCCGAGAAAGTCTCTTCTGTTACCTTCTCAAACATGAATTCTGGATGTAGAAGTCTACGATCATCTAGTTCAATTTGATAATCATAGTCGATCAAGATCGGGATAATTTGATCGAGCAGATTCATATATGTACTACCAGCAAGTGAGAAATAACTGATCTTGCCGTTCCATCGACCCAATCGGACTGCAGGAAGATATCGCGCCCCCGGTTTCTCGAATTCAAACTTTTTATGTAAAAACTTTCGGACATCGAGGTCTAGTCCGGTGACGGATACATTCACTTCGTCTTTTATTATGATTTTTGCTAGTTTCATGTGATATCTATCGGCCTCGAATTTTTTAAGATAATGCATTTAGTTATCTTTGGTGCAAGCCCAAAGATATGAGTAACGTTTTGTATTTGGACAAGATTATTACCTGAATAATTGTCTAACACAACACTCGAAATATAGTGTTCATTTAGTTTACTGAGAATCTGATTTCTGATGGTTCGACCGCTGCCATATGCCATACCCTGCCCTAAGGTCACATTAGCACAACCAATGTCTACTAGCCACTGGACTGCGTGTGCCATATCATCTAGGTCTACTTCAGTGATAAATTCTGATGCAAACTTAAGTTCCGGGCGATTATCTGTAATTTTTGAATCTACTTTAATTCCATATTGTGATAGCAGATATAGTGTTTTCATATCCAATTTAAGTTCGACGTCCTGTAACAATTCGTGAACAACATGATTGGACGCAGCGATGAAAAGGTATCCGTTGTGATCGAACAGTGTGGGTTCCCATACGGTCGCGCTATCATAATAAGATAACTTGTCTAGTATAGCCGAAAGATCGTTGCTATAGCTAACATTACTGAAGTATTTAGGAAGAGTATGATGTGCGATTTTAAATGCAGTAGTAGAGAAGGGGGCCCGGTAAACTTTGGAATCTTTGCTCCATTCAAAAGAATTGTCTGGGATCTCTCTGAATTTGGCAATAAACGCTTTATTAAAGGGGACTCTGATTTGAAGTTCACCGTCTATAGTAGAAACGAACGCTCCGGTATATTCTACTGTACTCTCTACGAGAGAGGCATTCCATGGAAGTTTTTTAAGTTCTTCTTTGATATAACCTGTCTTAGTTAACTGTTTTTTATATTTACTAATAAGATTGTCAAACAACATTGCTTGATTAGAAGTGATTCGTTGCGTGTTACCGATAATTGTTTGCAGGTTGGTCATGAACTTATAATCATACTGGCTCAACGAAATTTTTCCACTGAGGAAAAAATACAAAAGCTGCTCTTTGTTCTTCATTCTATTATTGTATATCATTGTAGTACAACAAGTCAACTATATCGGTAAAAAATTAGGGGGCAAATGCCCCCTAATTTAAGTAGTTAGTATTTTTAAAGACTACCCACGCTTCATGCAAGTACTTTGAGCGAGATTGGCCCAGTTCTTCGGGGACATCTTGATAAGATCAGCGATCTTGAGAGCCATACGGATAGACAATTCACGCAGCTTATTGTTGTTCGCTTCCATATATGCGAGTACTTGTTCACCTTCATTATTTTGGAAGTTATAATCACTGAACAGGCCGCCAGTAGCATCACGATCAACCTGACGGATCCTAAGCATCATGTCACGAGCAGTATCAATCGTCAGATCGAGGAAGTGACAACGAGACTGAAGGGCTTCAAGGTGATCTTGCAGACGCTTAGACTTGATATTGTCGAACTTAAGGTTCGTGATAAAGATGCACGAGCCATTAAAGTTGAAGCTATTGGGAATGCCTTCTTCACGCAGCAAGCGAGAATCCGAATTCCAACAAATCTTACGACGCTTGCCGCTGTCAAGAGCCGCCTTCAGGATGTTCAACGCGAGATCATCCATGAACACACTATCACAGTCGTCGAAAACCAAGATGTTCTTCTTGTCACTATACTTGTACAGCTGGGTATAGAGACCAAGAGCAGTCATCGCACCCTTGACAACTTGATACCGAATACGATTGCCTGCGATCTTATCAAACATCGAAGCCTTTTCAAGCTGGGTCTCGACACCAAACGACTTGCCGACTCCCGGCGGTCCCGAAACGATCATCGCACGGATGTCACCGTTAATGCAGGCCGTCGACATCTCGTCGAGGATCTCGAACCGAGTAGCAATACGGTTCATCGCTTCTTCGTCAGTTTCCTCTGCCTTGACTTCAGCAGCGATCGGTTCTCCGTCGATCTCAAAATCGTCAGGACCGTTGACCTTGATCTTGATGTCTTCGATAGCCACGGGAAAAAATCCGCCGTTCTTCACAGTAATGTATCCACCCTTTGCACCGATTTGAAAACCCTTAACGAGTTCGAAACTCGCATCGATTACGGGATAGTTACGGTATTCACCGGACTTAACGAGGACGCGAGACATGTTCATTCCTTTTGAATCGTTTCTATAATTCAATGTAGCAAAAGGGGCATCTGATGTCAACCTTTTATTTTCGTATTCGGACAAAATAATGTTGATAAAGATTTCAAATAGGTCAGCTTCGGCAGCGGCAGTGTTAGCGTTAACAGCAGCATAAGCAGTGGTAGGATAGGGGTTGCGGAACGTCGTGAATGAATCGCGCGCGGGAGCGGGCACCAAAGCAAGTGATGCATCGCGAGCAGCATAATAAGCAGTATCAGCAACACTAGCAGCAGCAGTACTAGCAGCAGCACCAGCAGCATGAGCAGCAGCGGCACGAGCATCAACCAAATCACCATTACCATTCAAGGCATCGATGACCTGTTGACAGGCATCTTTTACCGTTTGCCAGTAATCAGGAATTGGGATCGACACAACCTTGATTTCCGCCGCAGCCATGGCATATTCGATACACGCGATACGAAACTTGCGCATCACTTCATCTGGATCGATGGTATTCCAAGTAAACGAAGTACTGTTGAACTTTTTCTTGAATTCTACCGTATCGAAATGGCGTATCAGGTCGTTGAACTGCTCGGGCGGTTCACAAAGAACCGCCCACATCTCAGCTTGAGTATCAAGCATTGCTTTTTCCGATTGATTGTCTATGATTCATAATAGCAAGAGACGGATATGAAGTCAACCGAAATCGTAACTAGATACTAGGCTTATCGCGATTTTCTGCCATCGCCTTATTAACACGGACCCGTTCTTCTTCGATCTCCTTAGGAGTCATCACTATATTCTGATAACTACGAAGATTGGCTAGTTCTCCTGGTTCCATTCGATTGATCACATCTTTGAGAGCATGTTCCATATACTTGATTTCTCCGATGTAACCTTCAGGCTTGTTGATCTTCAAACTGCCGATTCGTCCTTCGATGGTACGAACGTAGCCTTGATTTACAGTAGGGATAAAAATATTCTCGCTCATTCTCTTTTCCTTTGAGGTTAATTAGCTGTTGTATTTTACGTCAGGGAACCACGCATCACGAATTTCTTCATACCGTGCGGTCTTGGTCAGGTTGTTGCGAATCATATTATGCACTAGAGGAAGGATATTCGGCAGAGTATACTCATCGAAGATTCTGAAAAGGATCGGGCGGACGAATGCGTCATGCTTCTGTGCTTCATTAAGAGCAAACGCTTTTCGATCCATACCAGCAACTTTCAGTGCAAGATGGTCAGCTTGGATCTTATCAACTACCCGATAGACTGCGTTGTTAAAATCAGATTCGAACTTAGTGATACGAACACGATCTTCATCGATAAGATGCGCCTTGACATCATCAAGATGTTCCTCAAGAATCAGTTCGACAATGTTGCGATCCTGCAGGATAGCTTCCTTAGCCTTATGAATCTGAAGGTACCAATGACACTTCACCTTGGCCATATGACCATCAGCGAAGCGAATAACAAAACCTTCAACGTCAGTGAGCGTCGAAACATACTCGAGGAAAGCCTTCATATCCGTAATGGGATCGAAGCCTCGAACTTCGGGGATGTCATACAACCCTCGATTATAATAGTTGAGAGGCATATATTTGCCGGTCTTGATTTCTCGGACCGCGGTAAGGATCAGTTGATCTTCTTGGCCGTAGTCAAGAACAATCTTTTGCTTGCGCGAGCACCATTCGAAAATCGGGCAAAAGCCCAACTCCAAAAGATCGCGAGCATAATCCACGTATTCAATATTGGAATTCTTAACGAACTCTTCAACCGGAGCAGCCACATCAGTCAGCCCCATCTTGGTGCCCCAGCGGATCTCGCCGTTGAGCAGGAAAGGAACGATCATAGACCCGTCCAGCTTCTCAAGGATAACGTGCGGCTGCGACAAGTCAACGATGTGATCTTGCGTTTCAGTACGCTCGTTGACATTGAAGAACTTATGGAACGGACGACGGATTATATCACCAGTCTCCGCATCAAAGATGATGCCGCGGCACTCACGCCGAACACGAGCGTTAAAGTTCTCTATTTCATAGTGATCATGGTTTGCGCGAAGATCACCATAGTGGATTACTTCCGGAAACGTATCCTCGAACATCACGTTATAGTTGATGACCGTGTAGCCTTCTTTCTGGGCTACTGTAAATTCGGCACGACCTTCAATCGCCGGCAAAACATCAGATATGTTAGTGATCCTGGGGAAATCATAGTTCATGACATATTCCTTATTTCGATCTATAATTCAATATAGACTATATCAAAAATAAAGTCAAGCTGTTATACACTAATCCATGATGGGGGAGGAACAATTGTGCTAAGAATATTACCGTGAGAGTCTATCTCTCGTACTTCGACTTGAGGACGATTTTGATAATGCTTATTCGGAGCAGAATATCCCGGAGGAAGAGAGCGAGTAACGTTTTGCAACGCGCCCGCTTCAATCGCAGCATGGCGGCGGATGTACTGTTTAGCTTGTTGCAAATTTGAAGTATATGGATTAGCCCGCCAGGGATACATGTATTGATTCATTTCGTTGTCATACAATACAAACATTTATTTGCCCCTGATGGCATCAAACACCGAATTCTGAAGCTCAGCAGCTTCTTCATGCGAGAGATAGAAGTCAGTAGTTGGATCGTAGTAGGCACCTTCCTTTGGATCGTAGTAACTCACTCGACCGTTTGGGTAGAAAAAGGGACCTTCAAGGCCCTTGCGGGCCTGATACTTAGAACGGAAATCTTGAGAAATGTTCAAAACTTGATAACCCATGTCGTGTCTCCGTTGCTATCTATAATTCAATATAACAAAACGGGCAACTAATGTCAACCGAAAAAGTTAGAAAAGGTTGATTTTTTCCCAAGGCAGATAGCTTTTTCCGAAGTGACCATAGTTAGTAGTACTGCTATAGATCGGAGAAAACAGGTCGAATCGGTCGATTATGCCTTTTGGAGTTAGGTCGACATTCTTGATGATCCATTCAGTCAAGTCTCTGCTGTCCCTATCACTTTCGACATACACACTAGTAGGATTTACCATTCCAATTGCATAACTGAGTTGTACCGTAGCCCACTCTGCTTTACCAGAAGCAACTAGATTTTTTGCGAGATATCTAGCCATGTATGCTGCTGACCTATCTACTTTGGTAGGGTCTTTACCGGAGAATGCGCCGCCGCCATGGGGAGATGAGCCGCCGTATGTATCAACTATAATCTTGCGACCAGTTAATCCGGTATCTCCAACGGGGCCGCCTATCACAAAGCGTCCGGTTGGATTAATCAAAAATTCAGTATTATTGTCAACTAGATTAGCAGGAATCACTGCACGGATAATCGCTTCGATGCTAGCTCTAACTAATGCAATGTTGATGTCGGCATGATGTTGTGATGAGCATACAATTTTCGCGATGCGACTTACTGTGCTGTCATCATTGTATTCTACCGTTACCTGACTTTTAGCATCGGGGCCTAACCACGTGCCTTCATTAGAGCGGCGAACCTGGGACAATGCTTCTACAATCCTATGTGAATAATAGATAGGAGCCGGCATAAAATTTTCAGTTTCTTTACATGCATATCCGAACATCAAACCTTGATCTCCGGCGCCGAAATTGTCAGTGCCTAAAGCAATGTCCGAACTTTGCTCGTGCATAAAATTAGTGACGTTGAGGGTTTTCCAATGAAACCCCTCTTGTTCATACCCAATGTTCTTTACGACACGCCTAACCATATATTCTAAATCAAGGCTATCTATCTCGCCCTTAAACTCACCTGCGACAACTACCTGATCAGTAGTAACCAATGTCTCACACGCACATCTTAGTGAAGTATCTCTATTTGCCATTATCATATCTAGGATGCCGTCACTAATGGCATCAGCAACTTTATCTGGGTGACCTTCGGAAACGCTTTCACTGGTAAATAGATATGTCACTGTATATAAATCCTCTATCAATAGTTATGTAGAAAACAAAAGTATCAAAAATTTAGTTGATCCAGCAATCACAGTTGCAGTTAATTACATGATCAATCGCTTCGGGGATCGACAATGTTGCAGGTAGTATCGTACTCGTTATAAATCTAGGATCAAGATTTGGTGGAAGATTAACAGGATCGTATTCGGGTGCGGGTTTAATAAACGGAACTAATGTTATCGGTGACAATATTTCAGTAGTAGGGCCTATAGGTACGCGTGGACCAGAAGAAGGATTGGGGTCGGCCCCTAGCAATGGTCCAGTGATATCACCGGGTGCAGTGCCTGCAGTGGGTTGATATTTCGGTAAATCAGGATTATATGTTCCGATCGGGGAAGGAGTTAATACATTTCCACCGTCATCAATATTACCGGGCCATGATGGTATCGTATAGTCTGTCCCTGTAGTTAGATTAGTGATGCCATCAACTGCACCTCCGATTGTTCCGTTCGTGGTAACTGCTTTCTGACTATCTGAAGTTGGAGTGTCCGGAATAGAATTATCTAGTTCAAGTCCTGCCAATGCGAGTCTAGTTTGATTTCTGGATTCTCGCATCATTGCAACTAAACTTTGTCCACCGACGGTGTTCAAGTCGGCAAGTGCTTCCAATGTTTGCACAGTCATGTGCGGTCTGGTGTCTTGCGCTGCTGCAGGAAGCGTGTCTACAAAGTTAGACAATTGGTTTGGGTAGGATGTTGAGAAGTAATTCTTTGGGATCGACACCGGAGTTAATGCCTTATAGCGAGTACGTTGCTCCCGTTTTAGTTGAGCACCACATATATCCCAGTATGCATTCAAGTACACGCTTTGCTCTATATTATTTTGATAGATCGAAGAAATCTCGGCATTTGCTTGTGAGACATAACCTTGAACGACACTATTCATAGGATCGGGCCATGCTACGGTACCTGATATGGTATTCGTGCCTCCGGTGGCAATTTCCCCTGTCACGGTTACGGGTAATGCCCCAATCGGGGGAGCTTCAATCGTAGCAGTCGGCAATGACGTAGTTTCAATACCGGAAGAACTTATTCTTACTGTGGTTACTTTACCAAAAGTTGTCATGTCCATATCATCTGTCCCGATCGAGACGATTGCAGTAGCACCCGAACCTCCCGAAATAGTAATAGAAGGGACTGGGGCATTTCCTCGCCCATATCCGCCGCCAGGATCAGTAACTGTAATTCCGATTATACTATAATATGTGGTAGGACCAACAGTCCTGGTCGCACAGTCTATCGTAACCTGCGCTTCACTCCATGTGGTAGCTAGATAGTTTTCTCGGTAGATATTATGTAGTTTGGTTGTGCTTACATTTTGTATTCTATTTTGCAGTAATTCCCAGGGATAAGGTAAGCCTGTCAGACATCCGAATGCATCAGACATCGTATATGTGCCATTGGGGCCGCTGCCTAACGCAGTAATTGAATTGGCGGCGTCGGTTGATATTTGTGCAGTTGGTTTGCTAGTGCCTGCAGTCAACGGAAGATTAGCGTTGTTTTCTAATCCTTGGATCGCTTTGCCCAATCGATTGATATCAGTAAACTTGATGTTACGAACCTGGCGCATCGCAAAAGACCAAGCTCCTGCTGCTATCGCCTGATCGAGAGGTATGATATCTCTGAGATATGCGCCGAATCCAATCGGAACATCGTTGTAGTTAGTTGAATTTAATGCTCTCTCGTATGTAGAAGGAACACTAGTTGGAATTTGAATTCCAACATATGTTCTCATAGTAGGGGTGTCCAATGCCATATTGATCGCGCCGTCGACGTACAATAGATAGTAGGTCTTACTATTCGTAGGGACTACATCGGCATTGTATATAGGAACAGTCATCGCAGCATAACTGATAGGAAACATCATCTTGACATCTAGCAAGTCTGATAACGCAGTCAACCCAAGAGTCTTGCATTGTAGCGGCGCTAGCACATCAATTAAATTTTGTCCAGTTATGATCAAGTACGCACCGTAAATCTTTTGTTCTTGAAGTTTAGTAGGAGTAATAATAGTACCATCAGAGATATCTTGAATCTCGTTGATGTCTAGACCCGCTGCTAATAAAGCTAAGCTCAAATCTTTAGTTAGGGCGCCAGCCGTAGTGATTGCCTTCAACAAGTTAGAAGGTAATCCAAACGATTCAATATCCTGCAAGTCGATAACTTTACCTAGATTGATCAAGTCAGTGCCAAACTCGAATGATGAGAGGTTGACACCGGCAATGTCTCCTGTCATCAAATCATTCATATTGCTGTACACGCCGTCAAGGAACTGAGCAGAGTTACTAGCAATAGAAATTGTTTGATTTTCTTGAGTGATCCACCCTGATATTTGAGAGAACGAATTTGTGAACTCTGAATAATTTGGATTAGCTGCTGTCGGCTCATCGCTGTTCCAATTAAACTCGTTCCACGCCTGCAACGCGTGAAGTCTTAGATACCCCCATTGTGTTACTGATATGTTTGGATTGGTAGTGTTATACGGAAGCCAAGTAGCTGACTGTCCTTGAAGGGTTATTCCTTCTATTCCATATCCGGACGTTGCTGGTCCTGGCAATGCCGACGGATATCCGTTTTGAATTCCATAATTTACTGCTGCGGTTGTCCAGATGCCTGCAGGATCTTCTGCGACATATGTAGGTGGTTTAGCGTTGCCTAATACTGGAAGTGTGCCACTGCCGATAGAGATCAATTGATCATACGTATCATTTGTTATTGTAGTATTGCCGGGAGTAAAAGTCGCGACCATCGGAGTAGGGGTGCTGACTGTCGAACTAGTACTTAATAGCCATCTACTTCCACTAGTTGTGCCGTCACTATTACTTAGGTTGCCGATAATAGTGGTACCGGGAGTTACTCCGGTACCACTGAGCGTCATTCCTAACTCGATCTTACCTTCCTTGCCCGAAGTCACCGACCCAACTTGAAGTATGTCTCCGCTCGGTGATCCTGCTCCACTAATGATGCAATTTGCCAACGTTGCTGTTTTTATAGGATTTCCCGGTTCCCCTCTCAGATAGGCGTCGTTGATCGCATATGTCAAACAACGCAATACTGTATGATTGATCAAAGATCCGGGTGTATAAGAAGCATTAGTTTTACTCGCGCCCATATACGATGCAGCGACCGGATTAACGTTTAGTCCAATATTACTTAGGAACTGACCGAATACGTTCATTCCTAATGGGCTCTGTTTTCCTGTTTCTGCCATATGCTTTTACTCTATCCACTAGCCAAGTATGAGTTTTTTGTCAGGCACCACTAATCCAGTTGTTGCTTCGATGTACTTTGCCTTGATACTGTCGTCCGTCAACGCATAAAAAGCGATATTACTAGTGTTTAGTCTTACTTCGGCCTTTACTCCTGCAGTAAACAGACTGGGAACTAATCCTAGTCCTTGAGGTCCCGGAGCGACCGAAACCGGTTGATGTAAAAGGACTTCAGTGTCTTCTACTTTACTTACTTTAGCGATAATTTCTTCACCGCTATTCATCTTGAATGTCCATACATCCCCGACCGTGATTTTCATAATATATTTCCTTTATGCTGCTTCTGCTAAAAATTTAGCTCTAAGTTCTGTGAATCCGCCGATCAGTTCACCATTAAGGAAAATCTGCGGTACGGTTCGGGCGCGCGGCGCCACTTCTAATAAATCTTCTCTAGTATAGCCTTCCCCAATCTTTCGTTCTTCATACTCGATGCCCTTCTGTTCTAGAAGTGTTTTAGCCTGTATACAGTAAGGACAGTTGTCTCGTGACCAGATAATTGCGTTCATTTTTTCTCCTTATACATCAATACTTATCGTAATATTAACGGCGACATTTTAATAACTACGGTCACAAATTTGGCAATTGGTCATAATCTAACTCAGCCGTCATAGCTCCAATAACATAACTAACCGATTCTGCTTCTTGCAGGGCCGACTGCTTCTTGGAAGTGTCCATATGCTTATTAAACCAGGGAATAGGAGTCGTCTTTGAAGATGGGTTCCAGTACTTGATTCCAATCTGCTTAAGTGCATCTACCGCATTGAAGTCTACGAAATCAATCATGATGCGCTCGTTGAGGCCGATTACCGGGCCCTTCTTGAAAAGATACATAGCCCATTCTTTTTCTTCACGAATGACATCTTCATAAATCTTGCGGACTTCTTGTTCACATTCTGTCTTAGCAATAACAAAACGACTATCTTCTTTGACAACCTGATTGATCATCCATGCCGTCCACTCTTTGTGAAGCAACTCATCATTTAGTATTAATGAAATAATTGCGCCATTGCCCATAAAAATCTTGTTCTCTACCATTGCAAGTGAAGTAGCAAACGAAACCATGAAGCGGAAAGCTTCAAGCGCGTATGACGCATGAAGTGCTAACCAAATTGCATTGATATGTTCTTGCTCTGGTACTTCAATACCAAGTTCTTTCTTGCAATTAAGAATATGCAATCTCTCGTAATAGTCACCTACACTAGCAGCCATATCGATGATCTCTTTGGTATCGTGAATCGTATTGAATACTTCTTTTGGCACATTGTAGATGTTACGGATAATGTGTGAATATGCGCGCGAGTGAATGTTAGTTTCAAACGACGACCATATCAATACCAATGACTCTAGCTCCGGAATTGACGCAACGGGTGAAAAGATTTGAACCGGTGCGCGGCCCTGAATACTATCAAGTGCGGTTTGCCTTAGTAAGTTACTAGTGAAAATATGGCGTACCGTATCACTTGCTTCCTTGAAGTCGTTCGCATCCTTAGATAAGTTAATTTCTTCGGAAATCCAAAAGAATCCACGTTGCATTTCCTCAAACTTTGCAAGTTTGGGCTGGCGGTATTCTTCAAATCGCTGAACAGTCACTACCCCATCCAAAAACATCTTTCGTTTTAGATAGTTAGGGACTTCGCTTATATTATATTGATCTTTAGACATTAATAATTCCCACTAGCAAGTACGATATGGCAGATATGTTCTAACCGCTCAATGTGTTCATAGGCTCTCCATGGTGTGTTAGCAATTGCGACAACACCATGGCCCTTGATTCCAATTATATCATAGTCGATATTACCGTCGGCGTCAAGATTAAAGGACTTAAAACATTCATCGGCAAGATGCTGACTAATAGGAGGAACTTCCCCGACATTTTTACCAACTGTAGTATATCTACTTAGTTCAGGAAAATGTTTGACTAGTTCACTTAGTTCTATTCCGGCATGCATTGCTGCAACACAGTAAGTAGGATGAAGGTGAACAATCACGCGAATATCATCTTTGTGCTGACCCAGTTGCTTTTGCAATCCAAAGTGTAAAGGCACTTCACCACTTGGTATTAGGTTCTTACTGATAGTAGTGTAGGGCATGTCTTCCCACTGTTCTCCGTTTATCAGCAGCTTCTTGAACTGATCCGGCTGTAATGTTTGTTTGCGAACCCCACTAGGTGTAATGTAAAAGTGGTCGCGATCATGATGTCTAATCGAGATGTTGCCGTCTCGACTAGTGATCCAGTTGCGTTTATATGCATCCACTAGGATGTCACAGATTGTTTCTAACATTGTTAATCTCTCAATAGTTTGATAATAGTTCTGGCTAAATCTTTAAACCAACGCTCATCGTGGCCTCTAGTCGTCTCTGCTGCAACTCCGATGCGTACTCCTATACTATACTTAATAGTATCATACATAGGAAATGTACCTAATCCTCGTGACATTTCTGCCAACCAAGTCTCATTAAAGTCGGTTCTATTAGTGGTCATAACTTACACGAGTCACAATCAGATTCGTCATCAAAGTCGATAGGATCTAACATGACAGGCATGTCGTCGGCTTCTTCTTTCGATCCTTGCTTACACACGAGACTGTAATAAAGTGTCTTGAGTCCATAATGATGTGCGAGCATCAAGTTCTTTGCAATCAGTGTAGCGGGGACTTTGCGATCAGGGAAGTGTGCTGGATTGTAGAATGTGTCAGTAGAGATTGACTGATCCATATATGCTGCCAGTACCGCTGAGGTCTTTAGATAACCGATACAGTCAGTTTGCTCCCACATAAGTTGATAGTTCTTGCGAACCCTTGCGTTATGATATTCAGGAACGACCTGAACGAATGCACCTGCTTTAGATTCCTTGATAGTGATCAAGTTCATGGGCAATGCGATACCATTTGTAGAGTTGATAGCAACAGACGACGACTCAACTGGAGCAACCGCACCTACTGTAGAGTTACGCACACCATAGATCAACATTTCTTTTCTTACAGTTTCCCAATCAAGTTCAGGAGAGAAGTCAGCAAGATCATTTGATCCTTTTGCTCTTAGTTCCCATGAGAAGATACCTTGACCATATCGTGTTTTGTCACTGTCTAAACATTTTCCACGCTCTTTAGCGAGTTCAACATTAGCTTGCATCAAATAATAGGTCTGATGTTCCGCCCATGACTTGACATCTTGTAGTGCATCCGCTTCGCCGTACTTGTAGCCACGCTTTGCATGCCAGTATGCGAGATTTGTCACCCCGATACCGATTGGTCTGATCTCTTCGTTAGACAAATGTGATTGGATTGACAAGAAATCTTGATAATCTAGGATGTTGTTCAAACTGCGATGCAACAAACGACATGCACGACGCATTTCTTCTGGATGTTTAAACGCACCCCAGTTCATGCTACCTAAGGTACACAACGCTATTCGGCCAGCAGGGTCATCAAGACGCTTGAATGGCTTTGTTGGTAGCAATATCTCAACGCAAAGGTTAGATTGATAGATCGTGTGATATTCAGGATCAAACGGGCCCTGGTTCATGACATTATCAATGAAGACAAGATAGATACGACCAGTGTCAGTGCGTTCTTTGAGGATTCCGCCCTTGAATACTTCTTCAGCATTCATAGTCTTCTTGCGAAGGTCCTTACGCTTCTCGTACTTTACATATAGTTCTTCAAACAGTGGTGTGTTCTTGTAGAATGCTTCGTACAGGTCTGGTACTTCGTTTGGATCAAAGAAGGTAATGTTTTGCTTATTCTTAAACCGGCGCCAGAAGAATGCAGACAATACAACCCCATAATCCATATGACGGACACGTGTCTCTTCTGTACCTTGGTTATTCTTCAATACGATAAGATCATCAAACTGATAATGCCAGATTGGGTAAAAAATGGTTGCTGAGGCATTGCGGATTCCACCTTGCGAGCAAGACCGTAAATCACCGAACCACTTCTTTAGAAACGGAATCATACCAGTATGCATGATCTCGCCGCCGCGAATAGGCGAACCGAGGGGGCGAAGCCTTCCAATCTCAAGACCGATACCAGCACGTTTACTAGCATATTTGGCCATCATCTCACCTGACGCAAAGATACTGTCAAGGTCATCGTCACTGCGAATAAGAACACAGCTTGAAAACTGCTTAGTTGGTGTACCCAATCCAGCAAGAACAGGTGTTGCTAATGTGAATAATCCGTCGGACGCAGCATGATAGTAGTCCTTGATGTACTTCATTCTTGCATTGTTAGGTTCTTCTCTGTGGAATACAGTCGCAGCAGCGACCATGTATCTTACTTGGGGTGTCTCGTAAATCTCTTTAGTAGCACGATTTCGGACTAGATATTTTTCAACTAGTTGTTCTACTGCTGCATATGCATATGTTTCGTCTTTGGCATGATCAATGATATCATTCATCTTGTTCCAGTCATCTTCTGAATACCATTCAAGAAGTTCTGGAGTGTAGAGACCTGTAGCTATATTCTTTTTGACGATCTCATATAGATGAGGAGGAGTATACTGCCCGTAAACTGACTTCCTGAGCATAGAAAGTCTTTGTTTTCCCGCTACATATTGATAGTTAGTATTACCGATATCTGGGTTCGATTCAACGTCAATCAAGTCTACGATGGCACGAAGAGTAAGTTCATCAATTTCTTGCGTAGTGATGCCGTCATAAAATTGAGGAGAAGCCTTGATTTCTATCATAGACTGGCTCACATCTGTGATGCCTTTGCATATTTTCGTGATTTGCGCTTGCCATTTTTCCAATGACAACGGTTCTGACTTACCGTTTCTCTTTATAATACTAATCATATCTTACCTATTTTCTTTGCTAGCACACCTATATCGATACGCCTTGTAATTTTAAATTCTGTTAGATCAGTATTTAGTACTGACTCCGGGCACCAGTTCATTACATATTTTGCGTTGTCAACCATGACTAATACAACTTCATTTGCATTATCGTCTATTGCATCCACAAAGTCAATGTCCTGTACGCCCAATAACATCAATGTGTATAACATTCCTAAAGCTCGGGCATACTCGCAATAGTTATTGTCATTCAACAAGTTCCATGGATCGGGCCAATCTTCTATGTCTGCCGGATGCAGATAATGATTACTCATTGGGCATTTTTGCCAAAACTTGTCGACCTCAACGCATATAGTTTGTATATCGGAGTCTTTCAATGATGTTCTTAACTCATGCCAATTTCGGAGCCTAATGTAATAATCAGACAAGAACACATTCATCAATATACTATCTTAAAAACAAATCGCAGGTATTAAAACATCATGAAGAAATTGCCAGAATTTAAACTTGGTGTATATTCGATTATAATCAATCCATTGCCGCCGTTGCCGCCGAACCCGCCATTGCAGGTGCCGTCGCCTTCAGAATTGATCGAGCCACCGGACCCGCCGCCGCCGCCGCCCACTCCGCCATCCCGGCCGTTGCCCCCAAAGATGAAATTGCCAGATATCGTCGCGCCGGCGCCCGCCCCGCCGCCGCCGCCGCCGCCGGCACCCGCTGTTCCACCTGCGGTAATAGTATATTCAGCACCCAGGCCGCCTTCGCCGCCGTCGGTGCCGGTCTCGTTGATGGAGCCAGATGCTCCGCCGCCCCCGCCGCCGGCACCGGTTGTACCATCACCACCAGGGAAGACGCCGGTGCCGCCTGCGCCGCCGGCATTGTTTGGATATCCGTTGCCGCCAGTGCCACCAGTTTGGGTGACCGGTGCTCCACCGACAGAACGTACTCCGCCGCCGCCCGATCCTCCCGTTCTAATTCCAGCAATTGTGGCGCCGCCGGCGAAGCCATTACCAAGATTGGAGGCGGCTGATCCTCCTCCTCCACCTCCGCCCGAACTGCTAGAAAGTGCTGCACTACCGCCAGCACCTCCGCTATATTTTGTAGTGCCGACTCCTGATCCAGCGGCGCCACCTGCCGCGCCGCCTGTGCCGGTTGGGGCAGAACCGCCCTTAGCCAGAGCGCCATCTGTAGTAAGACCAGGAGCACTATTGGCAGCTTTATTAAACCAAGTGTCGCCACCTGTCCCAACCTCGTCAGAGAGTCCGCCGAAACCGATCTGTATGTATGCTGTTCCGCCCCCGGTAAGACCTGTAACTGTAGTAAGAGAAAACGCCCCGCCGCCGCCGCCACCGTACATGAAGCCGACGCCGGCGTCTTTTCCGGCGCCGCCGCCGCCGATACAAATAACGGTAACCACAGTCGAGGCAGTGATGTCAGCTGGTATAGTCCAAGTTGTGCCAGAAGTAAGTTTTATCGTAGGCATTATTCAGCTCCAGTTGGTGTTGCAGCAAACTCGATGCCATTCCAATACCATCCGATGCCGCATTTTTGTCCTGACATGATCTCGATGATCTGGCAATCATCCGGCCAAAGATCAGACGGGGCAGCAACAATGATATTGATCACTAATCCATCTGAAAGCTGACAGACAGCGCATCTAGTTGAAATATATTCAGTCATGTTTATTCCTCATATCTAAGCCTGCTGCGCTACAGCAATTACATCCCAAAATCCAGCAGTAGAATTATATATGCATCCGATGTAGACTGTTTTAGAAATTACGGTAGTTGTTGGCAGTGTTGTACCTATAGCCCGATAACCACCGGCAGATGTAGTCCATGTCAATGCCCGTGCCGTGCCGTTATCATCAATTCGTATTGTTAGTTTTTGTCCGTTAACAGGAGTTCCACTTGGTATAGCTATAGTTGCAGCCGTTGCAAGGGCGGTTACCTCATATTGATCAGATGTGTCACCGGTTGGTGTGATAGTAGCAGCCGAAGCGATTGCACCGATACGTGGATTAATGCGGGTCGAGCTAATACCGGTACCAGTGACAACAAGAACGTTAGCGTTACCGGCAACAGACATGTTGATATTGCCGTTGGCTGCTGGCATGTTGACGTTCGAGTTGCCATTTGCATAAGGACCAATCAAGTTACCAGCAGTTAAGTTACCTGATACACCCAATGTACCGGTAATGTTAGCTCCGGTTGAGGTAGCAATGATTCTTGCTCCACCAACTGCATTTAGTGTAACGTTTCCGTTTGCTGTTATAGTTACGTTTGAGTTGCCGTTCTGCAATAATCCACTGTTGATGGTAGTAATGTTACCAGTCGTGATTGTTGCAGTTGACAAAGTACCGACTGATGTGATGTTGGGTTGTGCTGCTGTAGTTACAGTACCTGCTGTGGTAGCACTTGAGACAGTACCGGTAACATTAGCACCTGCTATAGCACTTAATCCACTGCCATTACCCGTGAACACACCTGTATTAGCGGTGAATGCTACTGCTGTTACTGTACCGTTGACTCCCAGTGATGTTAATGTACCCACAGAAGTGATGTTGGGTTGTGCCGCAGTTGTTACAGTACCTGCTGTGGTAGCACTTGAGACAGTACCGGTAACATTAGCACCTGCTATAGCACTTAATCCACTGCCATTACCTGTGAACACACCTGTATTGGCAGTGAATGCTACTGCTGTTACTGTACCATTTACACCCAGTGCTGTTAGTGTACCCACTGAAGTGATATTTGGTTGTGCCGCAGTTGTTAC